TCATTTGCCGAACATTGAGCCACGACCCGTGAGCAACCAATCTGCATTGACACCGCAATCACGCACGAGCGGCACACACCAGCCAATTTCAAAGAAGCCTTTGTTCATGTTCTTGCGCTGCACATACAAGTGCGGCATGTCAATGTCATTATCCCTACAGTACTGCGACACGCTTGCAATGCGGTGTGTGTTCTTGCACTCTTGCAACACGGTGAAGAAGCGTGTCATCACTTGTATCGTGTCGATAGAGTAATTGCGTGTCTTGCTCATTGGTTCAAGATTTCAGTGCGCAACCACAATACATCGTCGTAGAGCGACGCAATCTCATCGGTCGAGAGATTGTTCACTTTGCGCCGGTCAAGCTCGCAGGCGAGCTGTTTCTGTGCGTCTGTGAGCCTCTCTGCGCTCACGTCACGGTGTGTGAGCGCATCTTTCATCAAGTTGATGACCTTGCGAGAATACTCAATCACTTTGAAATCAATCTGCGGTCGTAGTTCGGAATGCTCTCTATAAAACTGCTCTATCTTCATTTCGTCGAAGATAGTGTCACGCACTTCGGCTTCAGTCTCACCTTTGATGCGGCTTCTGCGCAGAGTGCGCCAAACATCTAACGGCACACCGGCTGTCGCATACTTGCTCATAAAGTCTGCGATGTTTACTTTTACTGTATTCATAGTACTCACTCGCTTTCGTCGTCACTTGACGCATAGTCATACTCATCGAGCTTGCGCTTCGCATAGTCTGCGACAGCAGCAAGAGCACGGCTTGCAAATGCAAAAAAGAACATCAACGTTCCGGCTGGCAACAATGCAGCAAGAACAACAACGGCTTGAGTGCGTTCGCTGTTGTTCCCAAGAATGAGCTGTAACATAAAGAAGATAAAGATGAGTGCAGCAATACAGCCGATGACAATGAACACGAGTGCAACTGCACGCAGGCCTTTTGCGCCATTTTTTTCGTAGTTTGATAACATAGTAGATTAGTTTAGTTGTTTGTTTTTTTATCGGATATTTTCTCAAGTACGGAAATCAATCTGTCAATTTGCTCATCTCTCTTGTGAATGAGTTGCAGGTGTTTGTCCGTTTGCTGCTGTTGCTTTTCAAGCAATGAGATGAGTCGTGATGTTTCGCCACTCACATTGACGTTGCTTCCTTTGCCAGCGGCAACACTTATACCGTTGTCACTTGATGACGACGAAATTGTTTCGCCGACGTTACTGTCGATGAGCTGAAGCAAACGCAATGCACTTTCGGGTACAGTTTTGCCCATTTCCCAGTTTTGTACTGTACGTAGTGTAACACCACATCGTTCAGCGAGTTCTTTCTGCGTCATTCCATGAGCTTCACGAAATTTTTTTATGTCTGCCAAGTAACTCATAATTATAATTTTAGATGTTAATCGTGAGATATTAAAAAAACTATACGAAAAAATTACGTAGAAAATTTGCCATTACGAAATTATTTCGTAATTTTGTGGCGCAATAGCAAATTTACTATTGTCGCAACACATAAAATATTGCGAGTAAAAGTAAATAATTAGTGCGTATCACGCAAATTTTCACAACATTTTTGATATGAAAGCGCAGAAAAAAACATTCAAAGACATCTACTTGGAGCGTAAGCAGCTGCCTACGCACGCAGAAATGTTCATTGCAGAAGTCGCAGAGTTGACTCATCGCTCGACTAACACTGTCAAGATGTGGCTGCTCGGCCGACAGGTGCCCGACGAACTGACGCAGAGCGTCATCGCAAAAAAGTATAATGTAGATATTAACAGTCTCTTTCCAGTCAATGAGGCAAAAGTCGCAACAGTATGAAAGCATTACTAACTAATTGGCGCAGCTATGTGCTGGCAGTCATCGCAATGGCAGGTATCGCACTTGTGTTCAGCGAGACGACTGAAGATGAAAACTTCCTGCTCAACTTCTTGTGGAGCAAGGCGCTCGGCGTGGCATGCTTATACGTGTGTTACAAGCTCTCAAGCTACTGGGAGCGTCGCAACAAAATCGATTACTCAACACTATCAAACATTGATGACGCATGGGAGTAGAAGAACGACTTGAACGCATCGAGCGACTTATGCTTATCAGCTCAAAGTCAGTTCTCGACACAGCAGAAGTCGCTCTGTTGCTCGGCATCAGCGAGAGCCGGGTGCGCCACTTGACAGCAGCTCGTGACATTCCGCACTACAAGCAGGGCAAGTCAGTGTACTTCAAGAAGTCAGAGATTGAGCAGTGGCAACTTGCTCAACGCATACCGACAAACGATGAGATTAGAAGCAAAGCAGTGACACACGTCGCTAAATCAAGACTAACAGTTTAACTAACTAATAACAACGCAATGAAGACGATTAAAATCAAATCAATGCATTTCGTAAATTTCAAGGGACTGCGTGAATTTGCGATAGAGTTCGACGAGAACGTAACGAGAGTGCTTGGTCGCAACGGCAGCGGCAAGACAACTATCTTTGACGGCTTCACTTGGCTGCTCTTTGGCAAAGACAGTGAAGACCGCAAGGACTTCAACATCAAGACGCTCGACGAGAACGGTGTTGCTATACCACAGCTACCGCACGAAGTGAGCGCAGTCATCAATGTTGACGGCAACGACATCACGCTGCGTCGTGTCTATGTCGAAAAGTGGGTTAAGCGTCGTGGTGCTGTGAGCGCAGAGTTCACCGGTCACACAGAAGAACGCTACTACAACGATGTGCCATGCACAATGAAAGAGTATAACGAGAAAATTGCAGAGCTGTGCAGCGAGCAAGTGTTCAAGTTCATCACAAACCCTACGTATTTCTCACGTCAGAAAACAGACGTGCAGCGTGCGATGCTCATTCGTATGGCAGGCGGTATCAGTGATGCAGACATTGCAGCAGGCAACGACGATTTTACTGCGTTGCTCGCACAGCTCACCGGCAAGACGCTCGATGAGTACAAGCGCGAAGTCGCATCAAAGCGCAGCAAGCTCAAAGCAGAGATTGAGACGTTGCCCGACCGCATAGATGAGCGCAAGCGTGACGTTCCAGAAGCTGAAGATTGGTCTGCTATCGAGAGCGAAATAGATAAGCTCGCGAGAGATAAAAGCGAGATTGACGCAGAGATTGCAGATGCTGCTGTCGCTATGCGCAAAGCAAGTGATGCTCGCATGGCTATCGTCGCAGAGCTTAACGATGTGCGCTCACAGAAAATGCGACGTGAGTACGAAGTCAAAGAGGCTGCTCTCGCAGAATGGCGCAAGCGCAAGAGTGAGCATCAAGCACTGCTCGCAGGCATTGACAACGACAGCAGGGAAATAGCACGTTTGCAACAGCAGCGTGACAGCATGACAAACACACTCAATAGCTTGCTTAAAGAGCGTGAGCAGCTTGTGTCAGAGTATCGCTCTATCAAAGCAGAGACGCTCAACTTCAGCGAGAGTGACTTTGTTTGCCCGACGTGTCATCGTCGTTATGATGTTGCAGAGATTGAGAGTAGAGAACAAGAGATAACAGTTGCTTTCAACGAGCGACGTGCAAAGCGTCTCGAAGAGAACAAGCGCAAAGGTCTCGCAGTACGCTCACAGATTGACACGCTCAATGAGCAGCAGCAGATGATTGAAGACAAAATCACACAACTGCAAGCTGCTATCGTCAAGAGCAAGCAGCAGCCACTCTACACAGAGAGTTTCGATGTTGAGCCGGACACGCACGACGCAATAGCGAGCGATAGCGAGTACATTGCTTTGTGCGAGCGTGAGACATCGCTGCAAGAGCAGAGCAACAGCACGCTGCAAGAGCAGAGCAACAGCACGCTGCAAGAGCAGAGCAACGTGCTTGCCGACAAGATTGCAGAGCTGCGTGTGCGTCTCTCGAAGCGTGACATCATCGAGCGCAACGACAAGCGCATCGCAGAGCTTGAAGAGCAGTTGAAGACGCAGAACGCAGAGCTTGCTCGCTTGGAGGGCATCGAGTTCACTATCGCAGAGTTCTCGAAAGCACGCATCAACGCTGTTGAGCAGCGCATCAACTCGATGTTCAAGATTGTGCGCTTCAAGATGTTCGCAAAGCAAATAAACGGCGGCGAAGTCGAGACGTGCGAAGCGACGGTCAACGGTGTGCCGTACAACAGTCTCAATCATGCCGGCAAAATTCTCGCCGGACTTGACATCATCAATGCAATTTCTCGCTTTGAACAAATCGAGGCACCGTGTTTTTTGGATAACGCGGAAGCAATTAATGATGTGCCGGCGATGAGTTGCCAAATGATTTTGCTTACAGTAACCACCGATGAAAAGATTATCGTGAAATGAGAGAGATTTGGAAGGACATACAAGGTTACGAGATGCTCTATCAAGTGAGTAATCAAGGCAGAGTTCGCTCGCTTGATAGAGTCGTGTCTTGTAAAAACGGAAAACGCAAAAACTTACACGGTAATATAATAAGACCGCAAAGATGCAGCAACGGCTATCTGTTTGTCTGTTTGTCAAAGCAAGGCACAGTAAGACAACATCGTGTTCATCGTCTTGTGGCAATCGCTTTTCTGCAACGACAAGATGATAAGTGTGAAGTCAACCACATCAATGAGTGCAAGACCGACAATAACGTGTCAAATTTAGAATGGCTCTCTCACAGAGATAACATTGTGCATGGCACACAACAGCAAAGAGGGGTTGCTCATCGAAATCAACGAGGCGAACGAAACGGTATGTTCGGTCGCAAGGGAAAACTCAATCCACACTCAAAAAGAGTGTTGCAATTAGACCTCAACGGCAACAGAATAACAAGTTATGACAGCATTCGAGAAGCAGCTGTCGCTACAAACAGCAACGCTTCTTCAATTACAAGCGTGTGTCGTGGCAGACTAATTCAAACAAATGGCTACAAGTGGCAATATCAATAATTAACTAACTTTAAAATCAACAGATTATGCAACAGCAAAACAAACCAACGACGCAACAGCAGACAGCTATCGCAAAGCAGTCTCGCCCGGTTGACATTTTGAAGTCTATGCTCAAAGCCGACAGCGTGCAAGAGCAGTTTACAAATGCTCTCGGCAAGCACCGTGACGCATTCATAGCAAGCGTGATTGACTTGTACACGAGCGACAAGCAGTTGCAGACTTGCAAGCCGCAAGACATCATCGCACAAGCTCTCAAAGCAGCATCGATGCAGCTGCCTATAAACAAAGCTCTCGGCTTCGCTTACATCGTCGTTTACAACAACAGCGTGAAAGTGCAAGATGAGCATGGTCGTGACAAGTGGGTTAAAGTGCCGACACCGACATTCATTCCCGGTTACAAGGGTTACATTCAACTCGCAATGCGCACCGGTCAATATCGCTACATCAACGCAGATTTCGTCTATGAGGGCGAACTGCGACAAATCAACCGTCTGACCGGCGAAGTCGCACTCGACGGCGAGCGCAAGAGCGACAAGATAGTCGGTTATTTCGGCTATATCGAGCTGCTCAACGGCTTCAGCAAGACGCTCTACATGAGTGTTGATGATATGGCGAAGTACGCAAAGCGTTACGCGCCGTCGCTTGGCAAAGCGACTGTCGAAGCACTCATCAAGCTCGCTAACACAGAGCAGAGCGGCAAGCAGGTGGGTTGGCTCGGCAACTTTAACGACATGGCATTAAAGACTGTCACACGTCGCTTACTCTCGAAGTACGGCTATCTCTCTGTTGAGATGCAGGGCGCAGTCGCCGATGACATCGCAGTCAACGAGCAGCGCAACGACTTGCTCGCAGATAACGCTAACAGCATCGAGTTCAACGCTAACGAAGTCGAGTTTGAGGAAATCGTTGACAAAGAGACCGGCGAAGTCATGCAACGGCAAGCAGCAGCAGCGCAGCCGACACAGAGCGAGAGCGCAGCGAGCGAGAGTGCAACAGACGATGACCCCGGATATTAAAACGCACAGACAATGAAACTCACGGTTCTTGGTTCATCATCGCACGGCAACTGCTATCTCTTTGAGAGCAGTGACAGCGTGCTTGTGCTTGAAGCCGGTGTGCCGATGCAGCAAGTGAAACGAGCTTTGCATTGGGACATCACGAAGATAGCAGCTTGCATCGTGACGCACCGCCACAAAGACCATGCTGGCTATGTGCGAGAGTTCTTGAAATGCGGCATTCGTGTGCTTGCGCTCGATGACGTATTCAACGCTCTTGACATCAAGAACCGTGTGTTCTGTAAGTCTATTGAACCGCAGCACGGCTACGTCGTGGGCGATTGGAAAATCATTGCTTTGCGTGTCGTTCACGACGTGCCGTGTGTCGGTTTCATCATCGAGCATCGTGAAATGGGCAAAACGCTCTTTATCACCGACACGATGATGTTAGAGTATCGCATCGCCGGCATACGTCACTTTATGCTCGAATGCAACTACGCAGATGACATCTTGCAAGATAACATCGACGCAGGTATTGAGCTACCGTCAAAGCGTGGCCGCTTGCTCGAAACGCACATGGAGCTTGAAACGACAAAGCAGATACTGCGAGACAACGACACGAGCAATCTTGATGATGTCATTCTCGTGCATCTGTCTGACAACAACAGCGACGCTGCACGCTTCGAGCGTGAAGTGCGTGCTGTGGCCGGTGTGCCTACCTATATCGCAGACGCAGGTCGTGTGTTCACACTATCTAACAACTGACAGCGATGCTACTTATACCTAACAACGTACTGTCAACGCTCGTGCGATGCTTGCCGCTCGTTCTCGACAACGTAGTGAGCAACAATCTGCGAGTTATAAACGCAGTGCGACAACTAAAAATCATTCACAGAAAACTTAAAAAGATTAACGACAATGAGCAATCAAAATCTAACAATCAGCCGTGACAATGCGCTGAAAGCATACAAGAGCGCAGACAAGTCACAAAAATATCTGCTTGAACTCTTGTTTGGTGCAGACACTTTCAAGCAACCACAAGACGTGAGAGAGCGCATCAAGACATTTAAAGACGCTTGCAACGAGCTTGGTCAAGACCACCCCTTTGTGAAATTATACAACCTATATGTTGTAACTGTAACAAAGGGAGCAATACGAGACACAGACAAAGACGTTTTCATCTATTTGAAGCTGCGTATCATAACAGCAGCCCTCAATGAGGGTTGGGAGCCGCAGTTCACAGAAGATGAGTGTCGCCATTATCCGTGGTTTGAGTTCTTCACACAGAACGAGCTTAACGAGATGAGTGATGATGAAAAAGGTCGTGTGGTCGGTCGTGCCTTCAACCTCTCGAGTGCGTTCGGCGGTCTCGCCTATGCGGATGCGTACAGCGCATCGTCGAGCTCGGCCGGCAGCTTCGGCTCTCGGCTCGCCTTCAAGACCCGTGAACTCGCAGAATACGCAGGACGACAATTCGTCGAGCTGTATGCGGACTTCGTGTTTCCAGATAAAGCGTAAAGTAAGGCGATATGCAAGGCTATATAAGCATACATCGAAAAATAAAAGAATGGCGACACTACAAAGAGCCGGCTGTCAAAGCTGTGTTTCTCGACTTGTTGCTCGATGCTGCGCATATAGCGACAGTTCAAAGCGGTGTGCGTCTCGCAGTCGGTGAGTGCATCTCATCGACGCGCACACTCGCTGCGAACAACGGTCTTGCAGCTCATACAGTAACAAAAGTTCTTAATCTGCTAATTGAGAGCGGTGAGATAGCTCGACGACGTGTCGGCAACACGACTATCTTCAAAATTCTCAAATATGCAGACTATCAATGCAAAAGCAACAAGAGTGTGGCAAATGGTAATACACCTAAATCAAGTGTAGCAAAATGTGATACGCCACCTACGCAGGTGTGGCAAAATGTTGCACACGATAATAGTGAGGGTGTAGCAAATGAGAATACACCGGCGTGTCAAAATGTTATACACAGTGTAGCAAAATGTGATACACCACCACATTATAATATAACAATAAAAAAAGATAACAATAATCTCGGCGGCGATATGCGTGTGCGTGCGCAAGAGCGTGTAGATAATTTGAGATGTCAAGTTTTAGACAGTTGGAGCATCGAGCAAGCGTGTTATCTCAATCACATCACAGAAGAGCAGTACAAACAGCTCGCAGAAGAAATCTTCAGCGATTGGCTCTTTGCGCTTGATGAGAGCAAGCCGGAGCAGCCGCAACTTGACGAAATCAATAAGAAACACTTTCTCGCAGTATTACGCATCAAAGCACAGATACTTGTAAAATCTCAACGCAATGGAACTGAAAACATTCAACAAAACAGAAACATTCAACGAAGAGGTGTTGACACAAAAGCTGTTAAGTCGGAAGACTACGATACAGCGTTTTAGACTGCCGATGACCATTGAGCAGGCGCAGACTTTTCTCAAAGCGTCATACGTCGCTGAAGTCAAGTTTCGCAACCGTACATTCATCGAAGATGAGCGCATCAACGCTCACATCGCACATCTCGCAACCTTCTTGACTGACAACAACTCGAAGTTCGGTGTGATGCTCTGCGGCACATACGGCAACGGCAAAACGACTTTGCTCTATGCTCTGCGTGCAGTTGTCAGTCTGCTGTCAGATTGCGGCTACATCGAACACGGCTCAAAATTGGTTGTCTATGACGCACGAGAGCTGTCAAAGCTCTACAAAGACCGTGACCCGGAGACCTTCAACGATGCGTGTCGTGAGCGACTGCTCGCTATCGAAGACATGGGAAAAGAGCCGACTGAAGAGCTGAACTACGGCAGCATCATCTCGCCGGTTACTGAACTGCTCGAATATCGCTACAACAATCAGAAGTTCACAGTCATCACGACCAATCTCACACCGAAAGAAATCCGTGAGAAGTACGGCAATCGCATCGCAGACCGCTTCAACGAGATGATGTGCGTGCTGAATTTCGGCGCAGCAGATACTTTCAGAACGAGATAAATCGAAAATAAGCTGTTTTCCGTGCGTCTCGCTCATGCAGACGATAAATCACTCAACCGAAAGTTTTGCGTGCAGCAGGGCGCAAGGGAGACACGAAATCCGCAATTTTAACAATGACATTAGACATGAGAACGATTAAATTCAGAGGAAAATGTTGCCACAGCGACGCATGGGCATACGGCAATCTTGTTGACTACGGAGAGAATGAAAATCCCGAAATCCAAGGTTTCGATGTGTTCGGAGAAGGGCGTGATGTTTGGCAAGAGATAGATGTCGAGCGGGACACCATCGGCCAGTTCACAGACTTGCACGACAAGAACGGCAAAGAAATCTACGAGGGCGACATCGTGCGCACGAACAGATACGTCACATCTGTAATCTATCACGAAGCCGGCTTCAGACTTCGAGTGATAGAAAACAAGAAAATCTCACCGCTCTACATGCGTGGTGAGCTTGAAGTAATCGGAAATATCTACGACGATGAACAGCTTGTTTGACGATGTGCCGGCGATACCTGACAGCACAGACTTTTTGAACTACGAGCCATTCAAACGCAAGTACGGCACACCCGACAAGATTGCGAGTGAGATGCTCGACGAAGCAAAGCGTTGGCAGCGACAGCACCCGGACAAAAACGTGCTTGACATCGTTACACCGACATGGCGAGAGTACATCAAATTCAATTTACAGCTATGACACAAATGCTAACTCACAGAATGTTGCCTATCGGCTTCACTTTTCATTGGCTGCGCCACAAGTATCACGTCGTGCAGTATGTCAGAGACGAACAGACAGATGCTCTGCTCATAGTCTTGAAAGTGTGGAACAAATCTCTCAAAGATTGGAGTTACGAAGTGTGGCACGCATGGGAGTATGACATGAAATTTCGCGAAGAAGAATTGTATAAACAGCTTTCACAATGACAGCAGAGACGTTCTGAAAAACGCAAGGTTCAAAATAAGCTCGCTACAGCGCGCAAATTCATGAGACGATAAATTACACGTTTTCGAGATTTGCATGCAAGAGGGAGCGCGAAAGCAGCATTAGAGTCAATTTTAACAACATTACAGCAATGAGCAAAATCATATACAAAGGACTTGTTGAGCAAAATCGTTTATACGAAGAGCAGAAAAAGCTCAACACACAGATTGATGTATTTCGACGTAGCGGCCTCGATGACGCTGCGAAGCGACTGCTGCCGGAGTACAACAAAATCGTCAGCGAAATCAAGCGACTTGACAGTGTAGTCGAGCAGCAGCGTCGCAACACGTCACACGCATTGCTCGTGTGCTTCGTCATCGCAGACTTGGCTACGCTCGCAGCAGACCAGTTCGAAGATGTGTGCAAGCGAGAGTGCGTCGGTCTTACATCAGCCGACGACGAGTTTGTCAAGATGATGCGCTTTCACGCAGAGACAAGCGCAAAGCGATGGAACGAGCTTGTGTGCATTCTTGATGAGGGCTGCAACGAGCGTCTCTCGATGTTCTACGCTGACTTCAGCGAGCAAATAACAGACACATTGTTGCCGGCTGTCAACGCTGCTGTGCGCGAAGTGATGAATACTTGCAAAGGTCGCAAGATGCTATGAGCGCAATCAGTGAGACATACAACTGCGACTGCTACGAGTATATGCGCACGTTGCCCGACAAGTACTTTGACTTGTGCATCGCCGACCCACCGTATGGCATCGCAGCAGATGCACGACAGCAGAACCGTGCCGGCAAGCAACACGGCAACGCTGCTGCTGCGTCTCGCAGCATACAGTCTCGACGTTGACTTCTACGGCTGTGAGCTTGATACGAGATATTACGAGATGCAGCAAGAACGCTTCGAGCGTGAGTGTCTCAACATTATCTCGCTGAACGGAAAGAAAATCAAACAACCAACATTATTCGACATCTAAAACGCAACTGAAATGAGACGAACAACTATCACAGAACAGCAAATTGAGCAAGTGCTTTCTCTACGCAAAGAGGGACACACCTTCAAGAAAATCGGCGAAATGGTCGGTATCAGTGAAGTATCAGCATTACGCATCTGTAAGCGCAACACTAAAACCGACAAGATGAACCCGGCTTATCAAAAGCCACTATGCGAGTGTCACCCATGAGAGATATTCGCTTATCTGCGCACTCTCGGTTACAAAGGAGAGTTAACATTGACAACGACACAAACAATCAAGCTATGAACATCAACTACAATGCAAAGAGCAGCGCATCACAATGCGCTCAAATCAAAGATTGGCTTCTGTCGGGCAAGACGCTCACGTCGCTCGAAGCACTGAAGCACTTTGGTTGTATGCGATTGGCGAGCCGCATTCACGATTTGCGTGAGCGTGGTCTCGACATCAGCAAAGAGAGAATTAAAGTCGCAAGCGGCAAGTTTGTAACCCGGTACAGTATCAAAACGACATGACTATCACAGAAATCATCTTGACTGTGTTTCTCGCAGTCTCGTGCATCATCGGCGGCATTCTGCTCTATCGTCTCGAACACGTCACCGCTCTCAACATCGACTTGCGGCGCATCAACGAGCGGCTGCGCAAGCAGCTCGAAAACATAGAGCTGCTTGTCAAGAAAGAGTTCGATGAAGTTTACAGCAAACGTAATACAGGAACAAATTCAATAGACAAAAATGGACATTGAACAACGTAAAGCAATCATGCGACAAGCTGCGCAAGATGCATTAAAGTACTACAACGATGCACAGCAGCAAATCGCTTTCACTTCAGGCTTCATCGCAGGTGCCTATCATTGCGATGTGCATCTGCTGTCGCTTGTCGACATCAGAGAGAGGCAGCCCGACCCCGGGCAGCGAGTGCTCGCAGTGTCGTTGACACATCATGACACAGACGATGACTTCGAGTGTGACATGCAGATGATGCGCTACAACGAAGAGATTTTTGAAAAGCTCGACATTCGCTATTGGGTGCCATTTGCACTAAATGTTTTATGAGCAATCAAGCATTTTTATAAACGTTTAAAAACTCAAAAAATATGGCACAGCGTATCGGAATTGCAATTTGTGTTGTGTGCTCATACTATGACATCACAACAGAACAGCTTTTTTCTGCGAGTCACAAGTGGCAATATGCAGATGCACGAGCAGTTATTTGCTACATCTTGCATGAGAAGTGGAGTATGTCGCTTACGGCAGTTGGCACGTTGCTGCATCGTCATCATTCGTCTGTAATATGCGCTATTCGCAAAATAAAGACGTGGATAGACAACCCGAAAATATTTTCAAAAGAGGCAAAAATAGTCTATGCTATCATTGAAAGCATCGACTGTATGATAGAAGAAAATAACAAAAAAGACACAGAACATGACACTGAATGAATATCACCATGAAGCACTCTCGACGGCAATCTACGACCGTCAGTTTGCCGTAATCTACCCGGCACTCGGCATCGCCGGTGAAGCCGGTGAGTGCGCCGACAAAGTGAAAAAGATACTGCGTGACACTCGCATAGTGCGCAATGCAGACACCGGCGCAATCATGCTTGACACAGAGCAGCAGCACGCTCTCGCTCTCGAAATCGGTGATGTGCTATGGTACTGCGCAACACTCGCTCGTGACATCGGCATGACGCTCGAAGAGGTCGCAGAGTTGAACATCGCAAAGCTCAACTCACGCAAGCAGCGTGGCAAGCTCGGTGGCAGTGGAGACAACAGATAATTTTACTAACTATCAAAATCACAGAACAATTATGACGAATTATTTTGAATGTCGTGTAAGCTACGGCATTACGCTTGAAAGCGGTGCTATCAAGCAAGTGACAGAGAGCTATCTCGTGGAAGCGATGAGCTTCACAGAAGCCGAAGCACGCATCACGAAAGAGATGCAGCCGTATATTGACGGCGAGTTCTCGGTGTGTGCGGTCAATCGACGCAAGTACGAAGACGTGTCGCCCGGCACAGATGACAGAGAAAAGTTTTATCACGTCAAGCTCGTGTTCATCACGATTGATGAGAAGACAGCGGCAGAGAAGCGCAAGCCGTCTTATCTGCTCGTGCAAGCGTGCAGCATCGCAGACGTGTTGTCGCAGGTTGAAGTGCTTATGCGCGACAGCGTGACAGACTACGACATTGTGTCTGTGAGCGAGAGCCGCATTCTCGACGTGTTTATGTATGACAACAAAGCAGAGTGACTATGAGCAGAGCAGACGAAATCAAGCAAGCGGCTGAAAGGCTTGCAGAGACGAAGAACAGCTACGATGCGCAGCAGCAGTGTCTCTACGACTTCGAGTTTGCGGCAGCGTGGGCAGACGAACACCCGTCAGATGACACGATACGTCGCATCGCATCGCTTTACAATGAGTGGTTTGACAGCGACAGTCAAGAGTGGTATATTGACTACATCAAGCAGCGTTTTGAGCGATGAGCAACGATAGAGCAAGGTGGTTCTTCAACAAAGTGCAAGCGATGCGTCAGGCGCACCGACAGCGTTCCCGGTGCAAGGTGATATATTTTCTCAACCCGACAATTAAACGCTCGCAGGGCGCAAATCTGTGCGCTCTACGAGCATTCTAAACACGAAACAGCATGAGAAATGACAAAAAAGTCGTATTAATACTTTCGAGAGTGTTTCCGAAGACGCACCCACGTCACGGCGAGCCAACGCTCTTCAAAGAGTATCTCGGCAACACGCTGCGCAATCGACATGGCAAGCGCAAGCTGCACACGATACGCATGAATTACTTTCGGTGGGCGCACAACATCGACAAAATCAACAATGGTGACTTCTATTTGAGCGTGCGACAATGGAAAGACAAGCCGTATCGTTCGCATCAAGTCGAAATCTGTCAGATACACAAGCACGTCGGCTATCAGCGCATCACGCTCATCTACGACAACAAGACAGATGAGTTGAGCTGCTACATCGACGGCATAGCGCATCACGACATCGTGCAGCTCGCAGCGAATGACGGTCTCTCTCTCGAAGACTTCAAAGCGTATTTCTTTCCACCAGCGACACGAGCAGTGCGAAACGTCATTCACGGTGTCATCATACATTTCACCGATTTCAGATATTAGTATAATATAATAACATCATAGTAACATAACACAAGACAATATTACTTTTATGGCAGTATCAATCAATCAAGCGACAGTTGTCGGCTATGTCGGTGCAGAACCGAAGTCAACGACAACGCAGAACGGACATCAACTCACAACATTCAGCGTCGCAACGACAGAGCGCACCGGCAACGAGCAACAGCAGACAGAGTGGCACAACATCGTCACTTGGAACAGGCTCGCAGAAGTGGCGGCAATGTTTCTGCACAAAGGCTCGTGCGTACTCATACAAGGTCGCTTGCGCACGAGAAACTATCTCGATAACAATAACGTCAAACACTATGTCACAGAAATCATCGCAGACAGACTGCAACTGCTCGACAAGCGAAGCGACACCGGCGCAAATGACGGTGCAGCAGCTTCGAGAGCTTTCACGACAACGAGCAATCAAGCAGACGACGTGCCGTTCTAAACACCCACGACACGATGAAAGCTCGCTGCAAGTCGAGTGCGTCAAGTGGTTTCGCTTACGATACCCACGGCTTGCGAGACTGCTCTTCGCTGTGCCTAACGGCGGCGCGCGAAACGCTGTGACTGGGCGCATTCTAAAAGCAGAAGGTGTTGTTGCAGGTGTCGCAGACCTACTGCTATTAGTTGCAAATCGTGACTATCATGCTCTGTGCATCGAGATGAAGACTACGAAAGGCAGACAGCAAGAGACACAAAAAGCATGGCAGCATGATGTCGAAGCACACGGCTTCAAGTACGTCGTTTGTCGCTCTTTTGCAGACTTCACAACGCAAGTTTCAGAGTATCTAAATTGCGCTCATGTCTTCGATTGTAACTAACTTATTAACAATCTTTTTTTTAATCAAAATTGGTACGTAACACGTACCAATTTTTTATATCTTTGCATAGAAACAATATAACGTGTTATGTTAGACGCAGATTTCCTTAACAACACATCTCGAAAGATGATAGAACTTGCGAGATTACAACCGAATGAGGGTCAGTTGCCCGGCTTGCCGAAGAACCCACGAGAGATTGATGAGAAAAAGTTTGAGCTGCTGAAGCAGAACTTGCGCAAGTACCCGAAGCTGCTCAAACATTGCACGCTGCTTGTGTATGCACTCGACGATGCAGAGACTAATTACATCATCATCGGCGGCAATATGCGCTATCTCGCACTCAATGACATTGGCGAAAAGCTCGCACCGTGTGACGTGATAGAGCGACCGACCGACATTGAGACGCTGAAAGCATACGCCGCACTGCACAACAGCTCATTCGGCCGTTGGGACATGAACTTGCTCGCAAATGAGTGGGACATCGACGATTTGAACAGTTGGGGTCTTGACTTGAATTTCACTCTTGACGAAGAGCCGACAGATGACGAGCTTGACGGCGAAGATAAGAACAAGCCGTTCACGGCGAAACTAACATTCAGTAGCGAAATGATGTTGAAGAAGTTTATTAAAGAGCAAGAGCAGATGCTCGCCGACAATTACGGTTGCTCGGTGTCTTACAGCGGTGGCGAGTTATGAGACTGACAAAAGCATCACAGAAAGCAGTGCGCTATGCGTGTTTGCACTTTCACTATGCGAAAGCTGTGCCGGTGAACACACTCGGTTACAACGTCTACAACGACAATGACGAATGGTGTGGTGTCGTGCTGTTCGGCAGTGGCTCTAACAACAACATCGGCAACGAGTACAAGCTGAAGCAGGGACAAGTTTTCGAGCTTGTGCGCGTCGCTCTCAACGGCAAGCAGTCTTGTACATCTCAATGCGTTGCTCTTGCTCTTAAAGCTCTGCACAAAGACTGTCCTCTATGTCGGCTTGTGGTCTCGTATGCAGACTGCGACCAAAATCATCTCGGGACAATCTATCAAGCGACAAATTGGTTTTACGTCGGCACGATGATGCAGAACGAACATGACAGTTCGTGGATAATACACGGCAAGCGTTATCACGGTCGCATTATAAGCGATTGGGTGCGTAATAGGGGGGGGCTACAAGGACTTACACGTTTGCAGTTCTTACAGAAATACTACGACATCAACGCAAAGCCGTACATCACGAAAGGCAAAAGAAAATATCTCATGCCAATGGATAAAGCAATGCGCCGACAGATTGAGCCGATGCGCAAGCCATATCCAAAGACCGATGCAGATTGGCATAAGATTGACCGCTCGCAGTTCAAGCACAATGATGATGCGTCTCAACAATAAACGAATATAGCACTATATCATATAAGCATAGTGTAATAGTAGATAATATATAATATAGCACAATATTATGGCACAGATTTACCCCGACATCAAGCGTCTATTCGAGAGCGTCACGACCGGTCGCACACCGAAGTACACACCGCTCGACCTCATCAGAGAGTTCTGCGAGTATGTAGAGAGCTTGCGCAACTCACCGCTCGAAGTCGAGACAGAGTATCGCCAGCAGAGCAGCGCATCAGGCGAGAGCAGCGCACGCAAAGCGCAAGTGCGCCGACAGCGATTTGACCGACCGCCGAAAGTCTATGACTTCGTAGTGCGTTGGCTCGGTATGAGCGAGAGTTGGTGGCGATTGCTCGGCACATCAAAGCGATATAGCAAGCTGTTTTTAACGGTCAAAGAAAAAATAGAGCGTTACTGCTACGACTGCAAGTTCGATGGCGCAGTCATCGGTGTTTACAATGCAAACATCATCGCTCGTGACTTGGGTCTCAAAGACCGTGTCGAAATGGAGACCACGAAGAGCGAAGACAATATGACGCTCGACGAAATCAACGCAGAGATTGCACGCTTGCAGAAGCTCGACAGCGCATCTCACGCAGACAGCTCGCACGACGATGCAGACGATGAGTTGTGAAAGAGTTTTGACAACGAGCTATGGCACGACGTTCACAAATTGAGATACGAGAGCGGTTGATGCAGTTGAGACAAGCGAAGCTACGTCTCGAAGCACCAACGACGTTCTCGTGCTTTCTCGGCTATGTGAACCCGAAGTATGAGCTTGAATGGTTTCACAAGCTCATCGCAGACTACTGTCAAATGCTGCTCGAAGGCAAGATAAAAAACTTAATGGTCTTCGTGCCGCCGCAGCACGGCAAGAGCGAGATTGTGTCTCGCAATTTCCCTGCTTGGGCATTGGGCAAGAACCCCGACTTGAAGATTGCCGGCTGCTCATACTCGGCTGACCTCGCAGAGCAGTTCTCTCGCTCGATACAGCGCACGATTGACAGCAGAGAGTATCAGCGCATCTTCCCGGACACATTTCTCGCAGGCAAGAACACAGAGATTGATAGTCGTGGCTATCTTCGGCAAGTGTCGCTATTCGAGACTGTCGGTCATCGTGGCTTTTACAAAGCTGTCGGTGTCGGCGGCTCATTGACCGGCACACCGGTTGACATCGCAATCATTGATGACCCGGTTAAAGATGCAGCGGAAGCGTACAGCTTGACGTATCGTGCGAAAGTGTGGGATTGGTACAACACAGTTCTCACAACACGTCTGCACAACAACTCACGGCAACTGTTCATTATGACACGTTGGCACGACGATGATTTAGCAGGGCGACTGCTGAAGACAGAGCCGCAAGAATGGACTGTTCTCTCGATACCGGCTATCTGTGAGCGAGAGCATGACGGCTCGTTTCGCAGCGAGCGCAAAGTTGGTGATGCGCTGTGGCCGTCACATCACGACATCAACAAGCTCAACAAGCAGCGTGAGCGTGCGCCGAGAGAGTTCAACGCTCTCTATCAGCAGCACCCAGTCATTGAGGGCGGCAACATCGTCAAGCGTGATTGGTTTCAGACTATCTCGCTCGCAGAGTTCACTGCGCTGCGCTTCAACGAGCCGATGCACTTCTATCTCGATACTGCTTACGGCAAGAAGAAGCCTACGAGCGACAACGACCCATCGGGCATTCTCGCAGCGTGTCGCATCGGCAAGAACATCTATCTCTACAACGCTCAACGAGTGTGGAAAGAGATGCCCGACTTGCTGCGCTTTCTACCCGACTACATCGCTGCGCATGGCGGCGACAGCGAGAGCAAGCTGCACGTTGAGCCGAAAGCCAACGGCGAGAGCGTCGTGCAGATGCTGCGTGAAATCTCAACGCTCAACGTCAAGCGCACACCGACACCGACCGACAGCAAAGAGACACGTCTGCGTGTCGTTTCACCTCGAATTGAGTGCGGTCGTGTTTTTATCGTGCAAGGCTCGTGGAATGATGATTTTCTCGACGAAGTGTGCGGCTTCCCTGCAATGCCGCACGATGAGTTTGTTGACATTCTCGGCTATGCTGTGAATGACTTATACGACGATGACGATGACATCGACTATGATAATCTCTCGAAATCAATGTTCGGACTTTAACAACACAAAAAAACGATACGACTATGTTTCTAATCGACTACTTTCGCAACTATGTGAATGCGCTCGTTGGGCGCAATCAAGAGTTTGAAGAACTGCTCGCAGCCGGTGACATCGACGCAGCGAAGCAGAAAATGGTGCATCGTCAGCCGCTCATCGAAGATGCGATGCGTGACTACGATGTGAGTAAGCACGAGGTGATGAAGCGTGAAGACAAAATCATCACCAACACGAAAGGCGAGCGCACCGGCACGGAGCCGGTTCACAAGCTGCCAATTCCGTATCAAGTCTATATCAACGAGATTTCGCTTGTGTTTCTCTACGGTCGCCCGGTCAAGTGGACGCAACAGAGCGACAACACAGATGACGCATTCGCAGCGTTTCTCGACATCATTAAGCGCACGCACTTCAACAGCAAGATACGTCAGTGCAAGCGCATCGCCGGCGCAGAGACAGAGAGTGCAATGCTCTTCCGCTGCTTCAAGCACGATGATGACGGCAAACCCGATGTGCAAATCAGAGTGCTTGCAGCAAGCAAGGGCGATGAGATTTACACTCGTTGGGACAACTTCGAGAACTTGATTTCATTCGCTTGGGGCTACTATGTGCGTGAGACTGAAGATGACATCGTGTATCATCTTGACATTTACACGGCGCAGATGATTTATCACTGCTCAAAGAAGCGCATCGGTTGGGAAGTCGTTCCCGAACAGAACTTCATCGGCAAGATACCCGTCATTCTCTTTTGGCAAGACAAAGAGTGGAAAGGTGTAGAGCGTCTCATCGAGCGTGAAGAGATGATTGCGTCACGCACAGCAGACACAAACGACTACTTCGCTGACCCAATCGCCATAATGAGTGCAGATGTCATCAAGAGCATACCGAAGAAGAACGACAACGGCAAGCTCATCATCACCAACGACAGCGACGGTGTAGACAAAGCGGCTCGTTACTTGACTTGGGACAGCGCACCCGAAAGCAAGAAGCAAGAGATTGAGTGGCTGCAAGAGCAGATATTGTCAAAGTCATTCACACCGAAAATCTCACTCGACAGCTTGCAGTCTATCTCGCAGCTCTCGGCGAAAGCACTGCGCACGGTGATGATGCTCGCCGACATAAAAGCGAGCAAGCACAAGGAAGTACACGATGAGCTGCTCGACCGCACCGCGTCGCTGCTCACGTCAATCATCGGCAACGTGCTTGACACATCACTGCACGCACAATGTGAGCAGCTTGTTATTGGTCACGAATTTCAAGAGCCGTTCGGTGAAGACATCGCCGATGACCTGAACAACATCTCGAAAGCTGTTGATGCAGGCATACTCTCAACAGAGGGCGCAATCGAGCTTAACCCGTTGCCCATTGACAAGCAGCGTGAGAAAGAGCGTCTCGCTGAAGAAGCCGAAGAGCGTCAGCGCACGCAAGCGAGCATCTTTGGCGACATCGCCGGCGCAGGTGCACAGTCATACGGCGACGGCAGCTCTCGTGATGATGACGACGATGATGCGAACGAAGACGATGAGAGCGACGACAATACACAGAGCAAGAAAAGCGACAAAACAAAGAAGTAACACAATCAATCAAGTGTGACAAATGACAAAGAAGCAGACACCGCAGCAACACACGCAAGCACGCATCGCTCGCACTGAAGCCTACGCAGAGAAAGTGCGGCGGCTCTTTGCGTACACTGTCAATCAGATATGCGAGATGAACAAGCGAATGCCGGACATCGACAACGGCATCATGTACTCGTTTGACGGCGACAGCAAGAAAGTGCAGCAAGAAGTAGAGACGCTGTTGCGGCAACTGCACGCAGTCACGACTGCTGCAATCAAGCAAGGCATCGAGCTTGAATGGGAGCAAGCTAACGAAGAGTGCGACAAGCTCGTGCAGTCGTGCTTCGGTCGTGAAGTGCTTAAAGACCCGATGTTCGACGCTTACACTACGCACAACGAGCGTGCGATGAATGCTTTTATCGCTCGCAGCGAGCGTGGTCTCAATCTCTCTGACAGAGTGTGGAAGAGCGTGCGACAACTGCGAGACGAAATGGAAGTCGCTATCACTGTCTCGGTCGGTGAGGGCGCATCAGCGCAACAGATGTCACGTCGAGTGCGTCAGTATCTTGATGACCCGGACTTGATGTTTCGTCGCTTTCGCTATAAGATTGGTGAAGAAGACGTCAAAGATGACAACGGCAAAGTCATCGGCAAGAAGCCAGTATATGGCCGCAAGTGGAAGAAGCGCATCAAGAAAGAAGACGGCTCTTATGGTTGGATAGACTACGACCGTGACAGCTATCGCACCGGCGCAGGTGTCTATAAGTCGAGCGCGAAGAACGCTATGCGCGTCGCTCGCACAGAGACCAACATTGCCTATCGTCGCAGCGACAATGAGCGATGGCAGCAAATGGACTTCGTGCTCGGTCAGCGCATTCAGCTCTCAAAAAAACACCCGAAGGCTGACATCTGCGATAACTTGCAGGGCGACTACCCAGTCGAGTTCGTCTTTGAAGGCTGGCACCCACAATGCTTCTGTTTCGTCACTCCCATATTAATGGACGCAGCAGAAATGCGCAAAGCACGTCAAGCTCGCTTGCGTGGCGAGACGTACACACCACGAGGCAAGCGCATCACCGACTACCCACAAGCATTCAAAGATTGGGTGAGTGAAAATGCAGACAAGATTGTGCTCTCGCACGACGTGGGGCAAGACCCGTACTTCGTGCGTCACAACTACGACATCGTGCAGCGCATACTCAACCCGACAGCAGAGCCGACGCTACTTGAAAAGCAGACAGAGCAAATCGACAAGCTGCAACAGTATCTGCAAGACGGCTATCTACCGAAAGAGACCGCAGCGACACTCGACAAGCTGCGCTCTCTCGCTGAAGCCGGTGACGATGCAGCAGCCGCAGAGTTTAAACGCAGAGCGACGCTGTTGCAGACCGCAGCAGAGCGTCACGCTGCACGCACACACGAAAAGATTGCCGACATCAAGCAGCGGTGGCAAGAGCGCAACGAGTTCAACGCACAAGAGCAACAACTTGAAAATCTTTTACAACAAGCAAGCGGCTTGCAAGGTGCTTCAATAGATACAGATGCGCTTAAAGCAGCTCGTAAAACATATAATGTTTCTGTTGTTAAATCTTTTGTTGATAAAATAAAGAAATTGCTTGGTAATCAGCAAACTTTACAAACTCAACAACAGACTACTTTTGTATATGACAAACTCAAAGACCCGAATTTTGTATATGTGCAAGACAGTACTAAATTGACATATCAAGAACGTGTTAATAATATCATTGATGCTCTTGAAAAATGTGACCCGAAAAAAGCAGCATACGTTGCCGTTGTTAGAGATATAAATAAGAATGAAACAATCGCTAAATATCTTTGGAAAAAAATCAGCAACTATCGTTCAAAGGACTATATTCGAGTGTATGAATGCGTTACGCATTGGAATGAACTATTGACGGCCGATTTAAGCAAAGTGCCTAAACAATGGCAAAAGACGCTCAATGACCTAATAAAGAAGATAAATGCACATGATATATCAAAAGGCTTCTTTGAGATTTACAATGAGATAGAATACGCATACAATATCTACAAACTTGCGACTACGCAAGCCGCAGTGTCGTATGGTCTCGACAAATTATCAGATAAGACACCATACAATCTATTTACATCAGTACGAAAAAAAATACCTGACTTTACACTACCGAAAAAGGAGTTCTTTGATAGATTTGATAGATTTGTTCCATTGATGACAACCGGAAGTGGCGCATATTATAGCCCGAAATTTAGACACGTTTGTATCTCAATGAGCGACAGCGATAATCTGTTGCGCTTGCGAACATCAAAGTGGTATCAAGACGGCTTACTGCATCATGAATTTGGTCATGCTCTTGACCCACAAAAGAAGATGTGTTCAGATGCTAAATTGATTAAGATTTATGATGATTGGAAAGCAGAAGTGTTGAAAGATAATGGGAAATCTCTTGAAGCGGCTATTGAAGCAATATTAAAACCAATGAGAAAAGATTTCGATGATTGGTGGAACGCTTCAGACGAAAAGAAGAAAGCAGACAAAGCCGTGGCTTTGGCAAAGACTTTTGCGGAGAGAAAGAAAGCGATACAACAAAGAACAAAACTGCGTCATCAGATGTATGCAGAAAAATGCTATGATTTAGAAGAACAAATCGGAGCGTTGTCGGATTGTCTTGGTGCCGCATTAGACGGAAAGCGATTTATACAACCACGAGGCCATTTGGGCGGTTATTTTTCGTCAAAAGATATGCAACTCGCTGAATTTATAGCTCATTGCAGTGAAAATTATTGGAGTGGTAACCCATATTTCAAGCAGTTAGCACCCCAATTATATAAGTTGATGAGCGAGTATATTCGAGACATCAAATAACTTGATACCAAAAGCGATGTCTTGAACAGAAATCAAAGTGTTCCTTTGTTGTTTCGTCTTTGATACCTTCATTCGAGACAGCGAAGATTTCTAATTGCTTATCATTATTGATACTGTTTAGCAATGCTTTCCTAAATTCTGTGCGTTCAGCATCATTGCACTCTTCAAAAATTTGACTTGCACTGCCTATATATGGCAAATAAAGTTCGTCATATAAACAAGCAAGTTGCTCTGCGCTAAAATCTTCAAGATGCTTGACATCAAGCATTTTAAACCAATTATTTATAATGTCACGTTTCATATCGTTTCTTGTTTTCAGTTATTCTAATATGTTTCGTCTTGCATCTCATATCGTCATCGCCAGTCAAGAGAAAGCAAAGGTCTCCCTCGATGAGATAGCGCAGAGCTTGGCGAATGAGAACCGGCTTGACATTGCTGCACGCTCTCGGCAGCTCTAACTCAAACGTCACTCTCATCACGCTGTTGCTTTTGCGGCATCGACAGCAGCGTGCCGATGCGAATGATACATTTCTTGTTCTCATAACACGAGCCGTCATCATAGAGCTTCAGTGTCGTGAGATACTTATAGCAGCAGCCGACTTCATCACGAGAGAGCGTGTTGAAGATAGCTTTCAGTGAGCTGAAGTAGTGATGCGTGTGCGTCTCTTTCAGCTCGACGTGTACGATTTTATTGCGTCGTTTCATATCGTTTCAAAGTGTAAAGTTACGCATTTTTTGCCGCAATAGACAAGATTTGTGCATATCTCTCGGCTATTGCGGCAATCGTGCAGGGTTAATGTTACTTGTCTTTTAGTCGTGAGTAGAAGCCGGCATCAACAGCGCACTTCGGCACATTTTGCGAGCCGATGAAGACGCGAGCGTTGTTTGCGACTTGACGCTGCGCAAACTCAATCTCGCTCAACAGATGCGTGTACTGCTCTTTCGCCATTGCTTCTGCAAGCTCAACGACTTGCAGCAATCGAGAGAACGCTGCTTCGTCGATAACGATATAAGGGTTGAAATCTTGTGTCATAGTCGTTTCGATTTTAGAAGCCGATGTTACAGTCTGCTGCGGTCTCATCTATCTCGCATTGCAGCTCATATCGCTCTCGCTCTGTGAGTGACGGCGCGTCGATGTCATCATCTTCGTAGTAGTCACACGCAGCAGGGTCGACGTTGTGGTCGCCGTTCTCGCTCTCGTAGTGTGCTGCGAAAGCAGCGCACTTCATGCAGTCAGGTCTCTCGCAGTTAGCGCAGAAACGCTCTTGTAATTCAATCTCTGTCATAGCTCAATCGTATTGTAGTGATAAATAGTCTTGGAACGCTTGTTCAAGCACTTTGCGCTTTAAGTCGTGCAGCTCTTTGCGCAGCTCACGAATGCTCATATCAAAGTAACCGGCATCTGTGAGACGCTGCTCTTTGTCTGCGTCATCGTTATACTCGCCGTCAATCACGCAGCAAATGTCATCAATATCTGCGATGTCTTGATTGCTTGAATAGTCACACAAGTAGTGTTCGACGAATGTCTGCTCATCGAAGTTGTAAGTCTCGTTCTGTGTCATAGCTGTGATGTTAGAATGTTGTACGCTGCACGGCGAGCGAAGTCAGTGTCTTCGCTGTCGTAGTAGTCGCAATCAAAGTAATCGTAAATCTCGCTGTCGGTTGTCTCGGCTGTGATGCGCTCGCCGTTGATGAGCGCAGAGAGACGATAACGGCCATAGCTGTTCGTGTGGCTTATCGTCATCTCGACATCGTTGTAAGTTGCGTATTTTGCCATATCGTTAATTTTGCGTTTTTGACGCAGTGAGAGCGTCAAAGTTGTTAAGATGATTAGTTGCTCGTTTGAGTGAGTAAAGAGCGAGGAGACGCACGGAAATGCGCTCTCTCGCTCTTTCTCGCTGCTACGTCACGCTTACACTTCGAGCGTTTCAAGATTGAACTGCTCATCGAGGAAGCGCACCATTGCTCTGTTCTGCGGCATCAGTGACGGTATATCCATCGTGTTGGCTTTGTAAAGCTCGGTCGCTGCGTCGTAGATGTCCCATGCCGTGATGATGCGCTTTGCATCGTAGCGAATGAGCATCTGCTCTGTGAAGTCGCTTATCTGTGCTTGGTTGAGCGGATAGACACGGTTCTCGTGAATGCTCTTGTTGCGGCTGTCGCACTTCACGCGGATAGCCGTGAGCATACCGATGAGCGTGAACATCTGCTGTGCGCTCACCTCAATCTGCTTCATGCGCTCAATCTTGGCACGCTCTGTCACGATGCGATGCTCTGCGTCAAAGAGCCACGACTTGACAGTCTGCATCACTTCTTCGAGCGTCACTTGCTGCGGTGAGCGACCGTTGCCACGTTCGCTGTAAGTAGAGATGTACTGCGTCGGGCAAAGCATACATTGATTGTGGCAAATCTTGACCATGTTGCCGAAGCCGACTTGTATTCCCTTTTGGTGGAAAGCGACTGCGAGATTGGTCGTGTAGCTCTCATCGTCCCAATTAGTGAGACGAATGTTGGCGAAGACACGGCGCAAGATGTGAGCTTCGACAGCTCGCTCGCCGTACTGCGCTTCGACTTGCGGCAAAAGCACGACACCGGGAGTGTTGCGGTCTCGGTTCTGCGCTGCGAACAAGTCGTACACTTCGACATCGTAGTGATGCTCTTGGCACATCTCGATGAGCTGTTGCAGCAGTGCGTAGTGGTAGATGCCACGCAGTGGGTTGCCGTAGATGTCGTTCTCTTTGTGAGTGCGCTCTAACGTGTCAAGCGTGAGCGACTGCACTTTCTCTTTCTCGAAACTGAAAAATTTGTTATCTGTCATAGTTGCGTTGTTTTGTGTGGGCGGCTCTCGCCGATGAGCGTCGCACCGCCCACGAGTTATTGATGATGTTAGTTGTTGTTATTGCTCTGTAAGTTCGTCTATGTTGTCAAACAGACCGGCGATGTCTTCGAGCATCGTGTCGAGTGCGGCAACGTTCTCGTACATGCGCTCGCCACGCTCGCTGTACTGAAGACTTTCCGGCATATTGTGGTATTCGTATTGCTCATCGTCTCTAACGCTCTCGATGATAGCTTGCGCTTGTGAGAGCAGTTCTGCTGCTTGTTTAAGCTGCTTGCGTCTTGCTGTGTTCATAAGTCAAAGTGTTTGATAATGGTTCTTAACTGCTCATCATCGAGTTCGTCGATGATAGTGTAAATCTGAAACGAGTAACACTCGTTAAGGTAGGTGTTGACAAACTGCCATACTTCGGTCTCGTTGTCAAAGCTCTGTGCCATGTAGTCTTTAATCAAGTCCTTCATTGCTGTAACTGTTAGTGGTTCATAATTGAGTTGCTTGCTCGGCGCACAACGTGACGCTTGTATGAAAACTTGTTGTTGATGTTGCCGTAGTAGTTGCACTTGCGGAAGCACAGCGTGTTGTTGTTAGAGATACCAAATCATCAGTGCGGTTGTGTAAGGTGAGTTCTCGTTCTTGATAGTGAGCATCTCATCTGCGGTCTCTGTCTTGATGAAGCAGTAGCTGTCATTCACATCGACGTAGAGATAGAGAATTTTCTTGTCAACGAGAGCGATGCGCTCTTCTGTGCCGAAGTAACTTCTTGTGTCGGTGCCGTAGCAGTCAACGAGACCCCACACGCTGTTGTCAAGACCTTCACGATTGATTTGGTCGATTGCGTTGAAAATTTTCTGTGTCATATCAGTTGCGTTTTAATTGTTAGACATTCAATTTTTGCTTGTTATTAGTGACTGTTAAGTACTAATTGCACCGCAAATATATAGGCTATTGCAGAAATAAGCAAGTTATAAAGCAAAAAAAATGGAGATTTCACATGTTAAAATATGTTGTATTTCGGTAACTATTTGATTTACAAAAGAACGTCTTTTCCACAAAAACCATATTTTGGTACCTTACAAGTACCAAATATAAAATTATTTGTCTATTTTTACACAAGTTTTTAAACTATCTCACAATGAATGCTAAATTACTGAAGGCTCTGTCAGAGCGATGCAAAGACATGGGACTTACAAGCAGGGCACTCGACGAGTTAACCGAAATCGGCTCGGAGGGTCTTGCAAACGATGCTTCAGATGAAGACATCGAAAAATCTGCGATTGCTCTCTCTCGTTATGCGAAGCTCACGCAAGCAGAGATTACTCGCAAAACGAGTGGCAAGCGCAACAAACAGTCATCATCAAACAATACACAATCGAGTAACGAGGGTGATGAGGGTGACAACACGACCGCTGCAAACGACATTCAAGCTATGATTGACGCTCGCTTCAAGAAGTATGATGAGCGTGTACTCGCTCTCGAAAGCGAGAACGCTGCTCTCAAAAAGCAGAAAGCGCAAGCAGAGCGCAGTGCAACGATTGCAGAGAAAGCCAAGAAGCTCGGCATTCCCGACTATCTTGTCAGACGTATGTCATTCGCAGATGATGCAGACATCGACAAGGAGCTTGAAGCCGTGCGTCAGGAAATGGTCAACGACAATCTCATGCCAAAGAGTGCAGCGCATGAGAGCGGCAAGATTGAAGAAGCGATGAAAGCAGATGCTAAATCGTGGGCGCAGTCGCTGCCGTCTGCAAACGCACAGCAGTAGTCGCAAGCTCGCACTCTAATTCACCTATTGTTTAACTCTTAATTCGCATCACATCATGGCTATCGAATTTAAGAAAACCGCTTATTCGGGTCGTTTTCCCGAATTTTGGCGTGGCGAAGCGAAGATTTTGCCCGGTGGCTTCAAGCCGGTGCAGAACTTTGCTAACGGTACTGTCGTGCGTCGTGGTACACCGCTGTTTGTTGACTTTGAGCAGCACAGCGCAGCCGTCTGCAAGACTGCTACGGTTCTCGACGGTGGCACTACGAGTGCTGTGCGTGTCGCAAAGGGACATCTGTTCCAAGTGGGCGATTACGTGACCAAGTACGGCGACGGTACTGCTGCGAAGCTCATCAACGGCATCGACACCACGAATGCAGAGTATGACGTTCTGTCGCTGAACTCTGCTTACACCGGTCTCGTTGCTAATGACATCATCGTCGAGACAACCAAAGCAAAGGTTGACGGCGCAGAGACTTTCGCACCCAAGTATGAGCCAAACTTCGTCGCCGGCGCAGACAAAGAGTTCAACGGCAAGGGTCTGCCTGCTCTCGATGCTGCTTACGACGTTGTAGTGCTTTATCCTGCGCTCGCTTTTCCCATTCTCGCAGAGTGGCTCAACGGCGCAAATTGTTTGAAGTTGAACCCGAACATCTTGTTCATTAAACAGTAACAGCTATGCCGGAATTTGTTTTTAGCTCTATCTTTGGCGCACTCACGAAGAACGTGCAGCTGCGCTTCGACGCTGTGTCTGAACTGAACAAGCGTCTGTTTGACAATGTAATCTTTGAGGACTACATGACTTGGGACACACCGCAGATTGGTCTCACTTTTGAAGAGTTGATTGGTCAGTACAACATCAGTGTTGCAGCACCCACAATCGGCGACAGCTCGAAAGAAGCCATTCTCGGCACTAACGGTCTCGAAACTCTCTCGGAGAGCATTCTCGTACACGCTATCACGCTGCCGATGCCCATTAAAGACTATCGCAAAGTGCTTGCGCTGCTTGACAGCAAGAGCATTCCCGACAAGACGAAGGCGCAGCAGTTAGTTACGCTCATGTGGGGCAACGTCGAGACTGTTGTCAAGTCAGTGCTCGGCAAGCTCGACCTCATCTTCTTGAAGGCTCTCTCTAACGAGGGTGTTATCACTCTTGATGAGACCACGAACCCCGAAGGCGGTGTGCGTGGCACTATCTCGTTCAATCAGCCTGCCGACAACATCGCAACTGCGACAACCGCATGGACGAAGTCCAACATCGAGAGCGTTGACTGCTTCGGCGACATTCAAGAAGTCATCGACGCAGCGCAAGACAAGGTCGTATTCAGCGAAATTCTCTGCTCGCCGCAGCTCATCTCTTATATGTGCCGCTCGACGCTCATCAAGAAGATGATTTGGGGAAACGACAAGTCTGCACGCATCGTAATGCCGAAAGACTTGAACGCTTATATGCAAGAGAACGGCTACCCGGTGTTCAAGCCCATTCGCCGCACTGTGATGATACAAGACCACGGCAAGCGTACACCCTGCACACCGTGGAACGTGCAGAACATGGTCTTCGTGCCTGCCGGCAAGCTCGGTGTCGTGAAGAACGCTTTCACCAACAACGAGCTTAAACCCGAACCCGGTGTCGCATACAGCAACTACGGTCGCATTCGTGTGTCGCAGTGGGGTGTCGGCGAGACGCAGAACAGCAACGGTGTCGAGTTCACGAAAGCAGAGACTTTCGCTCTGCCCGTGATTACAGAGATGAACGGCATTTACACTCTTAAAACCAACTTCTCTGCATCGTGAACAATCTAACTGCATTGAAACGTCTGTGCAACGCTATTGCGAACACATTCTACCCGGACAACGGCACGCTTGAACTCGTGCTGTTCAATGCCGGTCTCGATGCGCAAGCTACGGCGCAGCCGAAAGACGTTGAAATCTTTCGGCTCGCTGTTCGGCTTGTCTTCGGCTACATTGAGCAGTCACGCAGCGAGAACGGTGTCTCAACGTCTGTGCGTGAAGACGCAATCAAAGAAAGTCTCGCAATGTGGTGCAACGAGTACGGTGTAGATGCAGATGAGATTATTCCCGACGCTTTGAGAGTAGTGCGTGACGGCACAAATCTGTGGTGACGCTATGAGAACGAATGGCACGCTGCAATATGCAGTCATCGACGATGACGCTGTGACGTTGAACGAGTACGGCGAGCCGGTCGCTAACGAGCAATCGTGGAGCGAGCCGATTGACTGCTCTATCAATGTCAACAACGACAACCGTCTCGGTGCGTATGAAGACGGCGAGTTTCACACTGCATCGTACACTGTACTCGTTGAGACGATGACGTTTGAACACAGCCGCATTCTGCTCACTCGTGACGGCACATCGCTCGGCGAGCATCGTGTCATATCTGTTCAGCCGCTCTCGACAGTTGGCCGTGTGCAGATACTTGTGTAGCTATGTCGCAGAGCAAGCAATATCACAGCAAGTATAAAGGTGTACTCGTGTCGAGCTTCACGCTGAAGAAGTTTCAGTCAGCGATACAAAAGAAGCGAGATGAGCTTGTGCAAGAGCTTGCAGATGAATTGTCTTACATCGGCGAAGAGTGCGTCAAGATTGCTCGTGAAGTTGGCAATTATGGCGATGTCACCGGAAATCTGCGCAGCTCTATCGGTTACGAAGTGCTGTACAACGGAAAGCCGGTATACAGCGGTGCAGTGAAGCAGTACAAGGGCAAGAGTGGCAACGGCGAGAAAGGCGCACCGGCTGCACGAGCATTGCTCGACAAGCTCTCAGCAGAGTTTCCGTATGGTGTCGTGCTTATCGTCTGCGCCGGCATGAATTACGCTGCTTATGTCGAAGCGATACATCACAAAGACGTGCTATCAAGCGCACAGATGAGAGCAGAACAACTCATTCAAGAACTACTCGACGATTACAAGAACGCATGATGAAGACAGAGAAACAGATAGAGCGTGACTTTTACTTGCTCATCAAGCAGAGTAATCTCGGTGCCGCCATTCGTGGCTCAATCTATCGCAGCGAGATGCGCCCGGCCGATGCGACAAGTGAAGACATCATCGTCAAGTTTCTGTCGGGTATCGACGGGCAAGTGCAGCAGGGTGTAGTCATCTTGAACATCTACGTTCCTGACATCACGCTGCGCACAGACGGTCGCAAAGTCGAAGACAAAGAGCGTGTCGCAGAGATTGAAGCATTGGTCATCGACTTCATCGAGCATCACGGCTCGAACGAATATCTCATCGAAAGCGACTTGACACCGACATCTATGCTCAACGAAGAGTTGGAGCAGCATCTCATCTATGCAAGATTGAGATTTAAGAGACTATCAAACTAACAAACAAAAAACACTTTTAGTTATGGCAAAGATAATCATGTCATGGTCGAAGTGCAAGATTGAAATCGGCAAGACCGGCGCAGATGATGCTATGGCTGTATCGCTGACAAACATCGGCACTATCAACGACAAATCAACAACGCTCGCGACTGAAGACGGCGAGACGTTGACAGCTACGGCAACCGGCGGCATCGTGGTTGCAGAAGAAGAGGGCGAGCCTACTGTGACGCTCACTACTCGCGTGAAAGAACCTACGTTCGAGCTTGAGACACTCTTGACTGGCAACGCTGTCAGCGAAAATGAGCTTGTTGTCAAGACGAATGTCGTGAGCGATGACTTCAGCTTGAAACTGACACCGAAGAACATCGGTGCTATCGGTATCAAGGCACGTCGCACGCACGTTAGTTGGCGACCCGGAAGCAGCGAGGAAGAGGGTCACTATGTTGACATCACTTTCAAAATTCTCGCTTGCGCCGACGGCGAACTGTACAAGAAGTTCCGTGTAGCGGATTCCGATTGGGCATAAAGACTTTTGGTTTAGCAATCTGACGTGTGGAAAGACACCCCTTCGCAGTTCGGTAGGTTAGAATTGCTCATAGCGAGATAGAGCAGCGGTAGCTCATTGCGCTCATAACGCAAAGGTCGCAGGTTCGAGTCCTGCTCTCGCCACACAGAACATCAATGACAGAGACTATGAGCAACGAAACAAGAACTGTCGAGCAGCGTGTTGCGTCTGCGATACTTGAACGCAAGCTCGCATCAATAGAGATAGACGGTGTGACGTATGACATCGCACCGCCTTCTGTTGGTACGCTAATACTCGTGAGCGAACTCGCATCGACATTGCCGGTGATACCAAACGTAGAACACGACAAACAAGTCTATGCTGTGCTGCGCTTTGCGAAAGATTACAGAGCGATTGCAGACATCGCAGCGACGTTAATTCTCGGTGCTAATAATCTTACTCGAACCGAAGAGAAAACGCGCACAGAGCGCAAATGGTGGCTTTTTAAGCGCACTCGCAAAGTGAGTGTCACTATCGACGCACGAGCAGAGCTTGCCGACAAGATATTGCGCTACGTGTCGCCGTCAACGATGTTCAAAGTCATCGTCAAGCGTCTCGAAGACATGGAAGTCGGCTATTTTTTCGGCATTACCACTTCCCTAAACGAAGTAAACATACTGAAGCCGACAAAGGAAGTGGAGAAGTAAAAAATGACAGCATTTGGGCAACAGTACTCGGCATCGCTCGCATCTTCAATGTAACTGAAAAGTATGTACTCTATGAGATGAGCTATCTGAATGCTTTGATGTACAGTCGTGCGATGCCAATGCCGGGAGACGTGAGCGAGACAGGCGACAAGCCGCTCTACGATGATGCGCTTGATGCAAACAACCCACAGAATTTCGACAAGTTCAACGAAGAAACAATAACGTTATATGGCACAAAATAACAGCGACGGCACATTGAGCATTGGCACTGCGATAGACCTCACCGGCTTCGATGAGGGTGTTGAGCAGATGGTCGACCGCGTCAATCAAGCAGGTGACACAATCGAGCAGCAATCTGCTCGTATACAATCGTTGCTCACAGATGTGCCTGAGCTACATATCGACTTGTCAACAGTCGTTAACGACTTTGACAGTGCATTTGCGGAAATCGACCGTGTTGTTGATACAAACAACGTTGCAATCAAAGAGCTCGAAAGTGAATGGAAACGTCTTGCAGGTGAACAGAAGCAAGCGTTTGCAGCCGGTGACGACAAGAAAGCTGCGCAACTGCACGACGAAGCGAAAGCAGTGCGTGAGAACATCAATCTACGCAAGCAACTTGTCAGCGAAGCAGCGAAAACGGCCGACCAGCTGCGCACACTCGAACAGCAACACAAAGCTGATGCAGAAGCAACGAGACAAGACAACGAGCAAAAAAAGTCGTTGCGACAGACTATCAGAGAGCTGCAAGAAACGATGCAGCAATATGTGCTGTCTGGCGGGTCAGAAAAGAGCGACGAATACCGTCAAATGGCAGAAGAGCTTGGTCGTTTGCGTGATATACGTGGCGATATACAAGCGCAGGGAAGTGTCTTCGCCAACGATGAGAACCAAATAGCCGGTGTCATACAAGGCTTGTCGGGTCTGTCGGGCGCATTCAGTGCAGCACAAGGTGTAGTAGCTCTTTTTGGCGGCGAGAATGAGCATCTCAATCAGATAATGCTGCGAGTGCAAGCTCTCATGTCAATCACTATGGGTCTGCAACAGTTGCAGCAGACACTCAACAAAGACAGCACTTTCATGCTTGTTACGATGAACAAGCTGAAAGAAGTGTGGAACAAGCTCATGGGTGACGGCAACAAGGTCGAAGAAGAAGCCGTCGCAGTGAAAGAAGCCGACAACGCTGTCACAGAGCAGCAAGCAGTTGTGACCGGTGTCGAGACTGCTGCTGAAGAAGCCAACACTGCTGCAACTGAAATGGGAGCGACAGCAGACAAGTCTGCCGCTGCCGCAAAAGAACTGTCTGCCGCATCATCGGGAAAGCTCACTGTCGCAGAGTATGCGACAGCAGCAGCGACGAAAGCGGCATCGCTCGCAATGAAAGGCTTTAAGCTCGCACTCATCTCTACCGGCATCGGCGCAATCATTTGGGCATTGGGCGAAGTAATATCGCTATTTGTTGAGTGGGTCAGTGCGTCTGACGAAGCGACCGAAGCACAAGAGCGTCAAGAGAAAATCACCGAAGAAGGCGCAAAGGCTTATGCACAAGCGTATGCAAACGTGCAGCTCTACACAGATAGGCTCAACACTTTCAACGGCACAAAGAAAGAGGAAGAGAAACTTGTCAAGGCTTGCAATGAGCAGTTCGGTAAAGAAATGGGTTACTGCAAGTCTGTTGATGAGTGGAAGCAGCGTCTCATCGAAAAGAGCGCAGACTACTGCGATGCGCTGCGTCTCGAAGCAGAAGCGCAAGCGATATTGAACGCTTACACTGAAGCATATCTCGCTGTCGTGAAAGCTCGCAACAAGGCTGCGAGCGAGTATGGTCATTGGTACACGACAGCAGCCGGTGACGAAGCGACAAAGCAAGCAGAAGTCAACAAACTCGAAGCGCAGAAGAATGCTTTAATGGAAGACTATCTCGCAAAAAAACGAGAAGCAGAAGCACTTCGTCAGAAATCAGATTTGGGCGGTCACTCTGACCCAAGCAGCGGTCATGCCGGAAGCAGCGTCAGTGTCGGCCGCAATCGTGCCGGGAGCGGCGCAAATGGCGCACCGACATTTGACGTGAGAGCAGCTGCACGTGCTGAGAAACAAGCGACGCAAGAATGGACTAATGCAGCAATTGCGTTCCGTAGAGACGCTTACTCAAAACTTGCAGACTATGATATAGAAAAAAATAACGAAGCAACATCAAAAGAGATAAATCAGATAGCACTCGACACACAACGCAAAATAGATGCATGGGAAGAGCAGTTCACACAGCTTGCAAAAGCATACATCAAGTGGCAACACGACACGTTTATGTCTAAGAATGGCGCGAATGAAGACAGATGGGAGGACTATGCAAAGAAGCATGGGTTTGACAACGTCGACAATGTCATAGCAATGCTGAAAGACGCGAATGGGAAATACGCTGACGTGGCCAAGGACTATGAAGATGTGCGACTCGCTATCATCGAAGACGGTAACAATCGCGAGCGTGAAGTGCGTCAGAAACATTATGCACAGCTCGTTGAAGACTATGGCGGCTTCGAGCAACGGTTGTTGGCTATGCAGATACACGAGGCTGAAGCAATCAAATTTCTGCCCGATGAGTTTGTTCGGAATGCAGGCAAAATCTTTGATGAGCGGCAGGGCGAGCTCGTTGCATCAGAGCTTAAAAAGCGTCTTAATTGGGACGAAGTGTTTAGCGGTTTAGACAATGCATCTGTTGCATCTCTTGAAGTGATGATAGAGCGCACACAGAAAGAGCTTAAATCGTTAGGTGGTCTCATGACAGAGGCTCAACGCAAAGAGTTTAGTGATGCTATCGAAAAAATGCAAGATGAGATAGCTAATCGCAATCCATTCATTCAAATACATAAGTCGCTTAAGGATGTAAAGAGTGCACAGCAGGAAGTCACGCAAGCTATGCACGCGTACGAAGAAGCGCAAAAAGGCGTGCATGGGTGGCAAAATCTGTACAATGCTGCACTTGACTATCAGAAAAAGCTCGAAATAGAAATTTCGAATGGAGAGCGTGCAGAAGATGACCCTGCTTATCTGCGACAGAAAGAAGTCGTTCTCAAAATGCAGCAAGGTCTCAACGCTGCTCGTGAGAAAGAGACAAACGCTTTCACGAAGCTCATCAACGCACAAAATAAAGCGTCGCAGTCGTACAAGAACTTCGCTACCGGCTTAAAGAATGCCGGTGCGCTAATGGATAACGTCGGCGAGAAAGCGCAAAATCTCGCAGCGTGCTTCAGCGATGACATCGCCGACAGCATCGGTCTCGCTCTTGACACTATGGATAACATCGTCGAAGCAGCAGATGTCGCAATCAACGCTATCAGCGAACTCGGCAAGAAAGCCTCAAAGGGTGTTGAGACAGCGGTTGACGCAACATCGCAGGGAATGAAAGCATCGGGTCAAGCCGGAGCGAAAGCGATGTCAACAATGGAGAAAGCGTCAGCGATACTCGCAATCATCTCGGCTGCTATGCAAGTGGCGACGGCAATCATCAACTTGTTCAACAACGACAGCGCACACGAGAAAGAGATTGAAGCATTGCAACGACGCATCGACCAGCTGCAATGGGAGCTTGACAATGCCGACACTGTGCGCTTGCAGAACAATCTCGGCGATGCGCTTGAACGTGTGCGCAACACTTATGCGTCAATCTACAACGAGCTGCTGCGTCTGCATCAGCAAGAAATGGCGAGCGGCAACTTCTTCACTCGCATTGCTATCACGCAGCAGGTGCAGACCGACGCTTGGCGGCGCAGCGTAGAGAAACTCGCAGACGCTTATGCCGGCGCAGCATATACAGCCGACAAAGCTCTCGGCAGTGAACGTTACACGAGCGCACGCAAGCAGCTTGAAAATCTCGCAGAGCAGCAGACGCTTGTCTATCGTCAAATGCAAGAAGAGGAAGCGAAGAAGAAGACCGACCGCTCGAAAGTCGATGACTACAAGCGACAGATTGCAGAGCTCGCGCAAGAGATGACCGACATTATGAACGATGCGCTTGAAGAAATCATCGGCAACACGGCTGCTGACTTGGCAAGTGAGCTTGGTGACGCTTTCTTTGACGCTTGCGCAAGCGGTGAAGACGCTCTCGAAGCGTGGCACACGAAAGCGAAAGATGTCGTGCGTGACATCACGAAACGAATGCTCATCTCGAAATTTCTTGAAGAACCGCTCGGCAAAATCTTCGACAAATACAAGACACGTTGGTTCGGCGATGACGGACGCTTTCGTGGCATAGAAAACGTCATCAACTCGATGAACGACTTCAGCGCAGACATCGACGCAGTGGGCGACAGCTTCAACGACATCTTCAATCAGTTGCCCGACCAAATGAAAGAGATGATTACCGACACAGCAGAGCGCAAAGGGACACAAGGCGGCATTGCAACTGCATCACAAGACAGCGTAGATGAGAACAACGCACGTCTCACGACTATACAAGGACACACTTACACTATTATGCAAGCCGTGCAAGAGATTAACACTACAAGCAACGCTATACTCGACCGCTTGACTGGCATTGAGCGTCACACGAGCGATGCGAGCTCACAGCTCGCAACGATGCAGCAGCGTGTTCGCAACATCGAGAGTGCGATTGATGACATCAACACAAAAGGACTGAAAGTAAGATGAACATGAACAAACTCATTTCACAGATACACGAAGACGCACAGCAACTCGGTGCGTGCGCTCGTTTCAAGGGTGACGAAACGCTTGAAGAGCTCATATCGTTGTTCTACTCGCCACAAGGACGCGAGTTCTGCATGACACATGAGTTCCCAAGTCTTGACGTATTACGCAAATTTAGAAAGTATGACATCGGACAGTACGGAATTTATATCGATGCTGGTGTAATTCGTTTGCGTGAGCGTGTAAATCTGTTCTTGATAGGCAATACTACTGCAAGCGTCACATGCTCGCAGACAAAACGCTACGTCGTCTATTTGATGCACGGCGCACATGCTCGCATCGAAGCTCATGACTATGCTGTTGTACATGTAGAGCGCGACGATGCATCGAGCGTAAGTGTGGAACTATATGACAACGCACGAGAGATATGACACGCTCGCAGTACGGCAAATTGCTCATCGACGGTCAAGACGCATTCGCTGACTACGGTCTGTTCGTCGAGCATGGCGGCTTCAAGTCGCTCGTGCAGATGCCGTCTTTCAAGGCTATCGACAAAACAGATTGGCCGGAGGAAGACGGCGAAGAGTACGACCTCGCTGCGCCGGTGCTGCAAGCGCAAAGCGTGCAGTTGCAGTTCGTCATCTTGAATGTGCGCTACGCTGAAGACTTGTTCGATGAGCTGTCAAACGGAGCTTATCACACGTTCTACTTTGCCGACTTGAAGCGCACATATCGTCTGCGAATGACATCTAACGGCACGTTCTCGCAGAACGTCGTGTTGGGCAAGCTCACGCTCACGTTCAACAACGACTTCCCGGTAGCGCCAACAGCAGAGCCGTATCGTCACGGTGCAAGTGATGTCAAGCAGTTCGGTTACGAGCTTGACAACATAGATTTCTCGCAGTTCGGCGCATTCGTGCTGAAAGGTAGTGATGATGCGCTGCGCAAAGCAGCCAACGTCAAGAAAGCACTCACGATTGATGTCAAGTCGCAGGGCGGTGTCATCTACGACGATGACAGCGTGCGTTTCGCATCGAAAGACGTGCAGTTGAAGCTGCTCATCAACGCACAGAACATTGATGAGTTTTGGCGACGCTACGACGCTCTGTTTGCCGTACTGCTGCAAGCAGATGAGCGCACGTTCTACTTTGACGCTCTCGGCAACGAGTACGATTGCTTCTATAAGTCGAGTAGCGTGTCAAAGTTTGAGATATTGCATAACAATCATGTGTGGTGCGAGTTTTCTGTAACGCTCACTTTCACATCGTGGCGACCCGTCGGGCAATATATGCTGCTCGCTACTGAAGATTATGATTGGGTCATCACAGAAGACAGCACAGAGAGCGATTACACTCGCATACGCATTCGCCCGAAGCGTGGCATTATGCTCATCGTCACAGAAGACGGCGAGTATCTCATCACAGAAGACGAATACAAAATATATTCTAACAGTTAACAACACTTTACACTATGGCAGATTTGAAAAAACGTGTATCAGAGCTACCGTCAAGCACCGACATTGACGGTCTTGTCGTACTCGGTACGACTGCAACGAACGAGAGTGTGAAAGTGCCGTTGAAGCAAGTGTTGCAAGCGACAGAGCCAACTGCGCTCGAAAGTGTGCGACAGACTGCCAACAATGCTGCGAGCGCAGCAGCAGCAGCGCAGCAGACCGCTAACACGGCTGTTGGCAAGGCTGACGCAGCGCAATCGGCTGTTGACAATCTCGCAGCGACGAAAGGTCAAGCGAGCGGTCTCGCATCACTCGACACAGAGGGCAAAGTGCCGCAGTCGCAGTTGCCCGACACACCGCAGTATGACGATGTGTTGGAGTTTGCCGGCATTCTCGACACGGCGACCATTCGCAGCGAAAAGAGCAGCGCAAAGTCAACTGACAGCAACGCACAAGTGTTCTTCGTCACGCAGACACAGCAGTTCGTCATCGGTGTGCGCACAGATGTTCTCTACTCTGCGCTCGTGCAGAACAACAGCGGCTTGCTTCAAGCACTGGCGGTTGGTGAAGTTGCGTCACGACTGACAGACGCACAAGTGCAACAAGCAATCGCATTGAGCGAGTTCTCGACACTTTACACATTCTACAACGATTGGGAAGACCGTGATTTGTTCGCTGACAGCAATCTCGTGCCGCTCTCGAACAAAATCTTCACTTGCACATCGACGAATGTCATCTACTACTACAAGAGCAGCGAGAGCGCACTCACCGCAATCGGCAAAGACAGCAGCGCAGACATCGCAGCTATGCAGAGCGACATCACAAAGTTGCAGGGCGATGTCACGGGCTTAAAGAGCGTGCGTCTGTTCTTCAACGGCAATGCGCTGCTCGGTCGTGACAGCGTGATAGAGCTTGCGTCATTCGCAGAGCTTACGAGCGGTGACGCATACACCGACATTCGCAAGAGTGGCGCAGTTTTCTCGCTGCTCACGTCGAAAGGTTGGAAACAATATCAGTATGACGGCGGCACATGGACTGACACCGCTAATTGGCATGAAGCCGGCGGTTCTGCTATCGTTGGCAACTGCTTCAACGTCACTGTGAGCGAGCCGCTCGAACAAGGCTACTACACGCTCGCACAAGCAATCAACGTCGCTTATCGTCGTGGCTACACGCTCGTAGGTATTCAAATCACGTTCTCTATCGCTGAAGGCTCGTGGAAGACCTATCAGTACATCGGCGCAAACACGACCGAAAGCAACTTCAAGAACGAAGCTAATTGGCTCGACCTCGCCGGCATGAGCGCAGGTGATGAGAGCGTCATCAACATCAACTCAAAGTGCGGCGAGCCGACAATCACAGACCACTACACGCTAACGTCTGCGCTCGCAGCATTGCAGTCGCACGAGACAACGAGCGGCATCACCTACGCAAAGCTCGGTCTCATCATCACTTATCGCAACAAAGTTGACGGTCAATTCGTGTGGGAAGTCAAGCAGTTTGTCGGTGAAGTCATCGGCGACTTCTACTCGCACCCGGAGCTGTGGCGAGACATCGCCGGCGGTGGCTCATCAGTCGAAACGAGCGACGAGCCGGAAGAAGACGGCAAAGACGCATTCTCAACCGGCGGTGCTTACACGCACATTCCGTCTGACTTGCGCATCGACACGAGCGAAGAGGGCATTGTCAAAGTCGCTCTCATCGGTCGCAATAGCGATGTAATCGGCGATGAACATCAGTTTGCGGTCGGCACCGGGAGCGGTGACAGCGGCGGCACAATCGTTACTATCGAAGCGAACAACACCTATACGAAAGCCGGTGGCGATGTCATACTCTCTGCTCGCATCTCATCTGTGACAAAGCGCAGCGGTCAAGCGGACATCGTGAACGACATCGAGAGTGTTGAGCTGTACGACCGTGACACTAATCAGCTGCTCGAAACGTACACCAATTTGCAGACGTATTACAACGCATCGACCGGCTACTATGACTTCAATCTTGCGTCATATTTCACGCAAGCTGCGTCACGTCGTTTCCGTCTCATCGCATACGACAACACCGACCACAGCGCATCACGCAATGTGACTGTTGTAGCTGTTGACGTGACTATTCGCAGCGAGCAGACGCTTGCTTACAGCGCATCAACGGTTCTCTATGTCGGTGGCGCATCAAGTCGCTCATTGCCGATGTATAGCTTCCCGAACAACGCATCACCGCAGGGCATTCGCTGCATCACTGAAATCTACATCGACGGCGCATGGCGCACGCTCGCTGAAGCTATCGTGACTGACACAAGCTCGCACAGCGTCGCAATCAACCCGACTAACTGTCTCGGCTATGCACTCACGCACGGCTCGTATGCGCTGCGCCTTCACGGTGTAGATGTCGCATCAGGTGTTGTCGGCAACTATCTGCACACGTCTGTTATGTGCGTCGATGTCAACGACACGACACCTATCATTGTCACTCGTTGGCTTTCTGACGCTGCGACCGCCAACGTGAAGCAGTACGAGACTATATCGCTCGACTTCGCCGCTTACAACCCGACAGCAACGAGTATGAATGTCGAGATTGTTGAGCTGAAGAACAACGTCGAGACAGTCAAGCGCACAGCTGCTGCGCAGCGTGGTACAACGTACACTTACACGCAACGTGTGACAGACTACGACAGCGAAAACACTATCACGATAGAGCTGTTCGCTCGCAATTCATCTATCGTGTCGCAGACAGCGACCTTTGAGATTAACGACACGCTGCTGCGCATCTCGGCATTCACCGATATGCAAGAAGTTGACATTGACTTTGCGTCACGCAGCAACGACGATGCCGACAAGACGATTGAGAGCAACGGACACGTTCTCACGCTCAACGGCTGCACATGGCGCACAACCGGCTTCGTGCGTGACAGTTTCGGCACTGCGCAGTACAACACAGAGGGCGACACCGGCATTATGGCTCTGCGCATCGCAGAGAACGTCACCGGCACGCTTGACTATGCGCCGTTCAATGTCGCAGCTATCGAGACAAATGGTATGGCCATTCAGTTCCGCATTCGCACAAAGCACATCGCTAACGATGATGCTGTGTTGATGTCGTGTATCAGCGGCGGCAAAGGTTTCTACGTCACCGGCAAGAAAGTCGTTCTCACGTTTGACAACGAGCAGACTGTCGCTCACACGATTGACGCAGCTCTCAAAGAAGATGCGATTACAGATGTCGCTATCGTCATCGAGCCGTCAACCGGCAGTCGCTCAACTGCGCCATACAGCGGTATCGGCATTGCGAAAATCTACTTCGACGGCGAGCTTATAGGTGCGTGCTACTACGACAGCGGCACACTCACACGTCACGCAACGAAAATCACATTCGACGGTTCGCAAGCTGACTTGTATCTCTACGACATCAAAGCATGGGAGACATTCTACGCATTCGAGCAGTCGTTCTACAACTATCTGCTTATGCTGACTGACACCGACACGATGATTGCAGAGTACACGTTTAACGACGTGTTCGCATCGCAGAGCGCAGAGGGTGTTGTCGGCAACAGACCGCAACGCACGGCTCTCTACAATGAGAAAATGCCATACTTCGTGCTGTGCAAGAACGCTGACACGTCGAACATCGACAGCAACTATCCCGAATATCTTGAAACGCTTGACGGCGACAAGAAGACAACTGCGACACTTGACGTGTACGCATTCTTCCCCGACCGCCCATATCAAGACTTCAAAGCGATAGCTGCGGTTGTGTCAAATCAAGGTACAACATCGTCGTGGCGACCAATCAAGAACATCAAGATGAAGTTCAAGAAAGCGACACTCTCGCTGCTGCGCACTCGTGAAGAGTGTGTCGCTCTCGGCTATGACGGTGCGCTATATGATGAGTGCGCTCGCAACGCTGCAAAGCACAAGGTGCAAATTCTTGATACATCTGTGCCGACAAACATCATCACGGTGAAAGTCGATTACAGCGAGAGTGGCGGTGCTAACAACGGCGCATCAACCAACTTGTTCAACGACTTGCAACGTGAGCTTGGCTCTAACTATCGCACACCGGCGCAGAACGCTTACATAGCGAAGAACAACGGCACACCGCCGTACACGCTCAACACGTCTATCGACAGCATTCCGGTCGCATTCTTCCGCACTGACAAGTACTGCGCAGACGCAACATCGTATCTGCAAGGCTACTTTCATGCAAAGGGTAATTGGAACCAGGACAAAGGCGATGCAGCGGTCTTCGGCTTCGAGAATGTTGACGGCTACAATGACGGCGCACTCAATTACGGCGACTTCTACGAGCTTATAGCAGCTCGCAATCAGTCGCTCGCAGACTTCTACGCACAACAAGACACATCGACGTGGGAGTTCCCGATTGATGAGAAAGACGCATCGAAAGGCAACTTCAATGTTGTGGTACTTTCGGAGTTCTGTGGCGCAGGGCATCGTGTGTTCCGCCGTGCAGACAACAACAGCGCATGGCAAGAGACAACCGGCACTGTGACCTGCACGAATGGTGTGTGGCGCATCACGGGCGATGTCGTGAATTGGGTTGAGAACTACGAGCTGCGCACTTATAGCGGTCTCGATTGGTTTCAAGGTGTCAACAGCGTTGATGATATGCTCGCACCCGGTGCAGACGGCAAACCGATTTGGCTCACTCATTTCGAGAGCCGCTATCCCGATGACGATGCACTGAACGCAGCGTATGAAGACGGTCGCAAAGTGCCGTATCGTCTCTATGAGTGGTTGAAGTGGTGTCAGTTCTGCAATCAGCATCTCACAGAAGACGCTGCTCACAACAGCGAGACGATAGAGATTGAGAACGAAGACGGCACAACGTCAATCGTCGAGAAGTACCCCGGTGGCACGAATGCGCCGACAACTATCACGATTGACGGTGTAGAAGTACCCGGCACGAAAGCTAACCGTCTGCTCAAATTCAAGCGTGAGCTGCACAAGGTGGCAAATGTCTATTCGATGATTTGCTATCACGTCTTCACTGACTACATCGCAGCTGTTGACCAACGCAGTAAAAATATGATGGTCGGCTTCTATCTTGACACAGACTTGCAGTGCAGAATGTATCTCAATCACTTGTATGACGGTGATACCATTCTTGGTAGTGACAACGATTGCGGCCTTACCATACCAGCGGAGCTTGACCCTAACAACGACCCCCACGGCTACTATCAAGGACACGACAGCGTGCTATTCACGCAGCTCGCTAATAGTGACTATCTGTGGCTCGTTGACTACACGAGCGACAGCGACACGAGCGATGTGACGAAGACAACGACAGTAGCACGCATCGCAGCCGTGATGCGCTCGTTTAGATTAGGCGACAATCTGCGCCCATTCTCGCCTGAAGGCATCGAGAAATATTGGATTAAAGACCGCTTATCAAAGTGGCCGAAGCTCGTGTCATCATTTGACGGTATGCGCAAGTACATCACACGCTCGACAGCGCAAAGCAATTACTTCTATGCGCTTCACGGTCTCTCTATTCAGCGACTGCAAGAGTATGTGAAGACACGCTTCTTGTATCGTGACGGCTTCTATCAGTGCGGTGACATCTTGACGAAAGCAGCGCAATTCCGTGCTGTCGGCACGAACATCACTGTCACTATCAAAGCAGCGAAAGACGGCTACTTTGCGCTATCGGCAGACGGCACAATCAAAGATAGTGTGTCGCTGCAAGCAGGGCAATCTTACACGCTGCGCTCGTATGAGACGAACACCGGCAGCGGCACGATGCTCTACATCTATGGCGCAGACCGCATCAGTGAGCTGAACATTCGCAACGCTACGCCGAAGTCGCAGGGTTGGAACATCTCTGAAGCAATCTTGTTGCAGAAGCTCTACATCGGCAGTGACAACTACACACCGGCGACCAACAACGGTGATGAGCTGTCGGTTCTCAATCTCGGTCAGCTTCCGTTCTTGACAGAGCTTGACATTCGCAACACGACAATTACGAGCGTCAATGCACAGTATTGCCCACGATTGCAGAGCATTCTCGCAAGCGGTTCTCGCTCACGTCTGCGCACGCTCACGCTCGCAGAGACATCGCCTATCTCAACGCTCAAGTTACCGGCGACGATGACAAGCATCTCGTTCGGCAATTTGCCCAATCTCGCCTACCCGAGTGGCGGTCTCACGATTGACAGCTTGTCGAACATCGCAAGTCTCACACTTTTCGGCTGCAAGAACATCAACACAGCGACATTGCTCACTAACATCGTCGCAGCCGGTGGTCTCGGCAGTGGTAGCGAAGTATTCGTCACCGGCATCGACATGACAGCATCTGTTGAAATCTTGCAGACGCTCATGGAGAACGGTGTCAAGGGCATCGGCACAGAGCTTGACAACGCTTGTGACGGTTTACGTGGCACATGGTTGCTCACAGAACTTATCGAAGATAATGAGTTGAGCGCACTGCAAAACTACTACCCGGAGCTGACAATTCACAATGCGCAGTTTACGGGAGTGATGTTCAACGACACTATCGCTGACCCGATGAACATGACTAATCTCGACAACGGCACGAGCGGTGAAGACTATGAGCCAAGCGGTCACATCTTGCGCATTCGTGCAGGTCTTATCCCGGTCTTTGGCAAGCTCAACACAACGACCGGCAAGTTCGAGTGTGTGCCGGTAAGCGAAGAGGACTACAAGTATCTCAAAGGTGAGAGCGAGATGTTCGACTACACAGACCAGGGCGGCTCGAAGAAAGACGTGATGATGCGTGCGCCACGTTGTTGGTACAAAGGTGTCAACGATTTCAAGACGCAAAAGAAGTACATCTTTTGGAGTTCGCAGCACGATGAGCCGCTCTCTACTGCTCACGTCGTGCGTCGTGCAACGCTCTCAACGCTGACATCGTATGCAGACACAGCAGTTAAGACACAAGCTGTGACTATCGGTGTATCTACGATTGACAGTGCAGGTGTACTCGGCAGCGAGACAACATTCTCGGCTTATCGCTACGACAATCTCGCCGGTATGAAGCAAGTGCGCTTCCCTGCTGTCAACAGCGGCGAGAATGGTGCAGTCTTCTTGAACGAGCAGGGCATCATTATCGGCATCTTCAACATGGACGTGTCAGCGAGCGATATGCAAGTGGGCGATTACGTCTTCTGTGACGTGCCGGTCGGTGCTGTCTCAATCGTCTTCACTGCGCCGACATCAAGCGCAGCAGACGAACTCATTGCGGTTGATAGCAGCGAGATTGAAGCTATCGAACCCGATTGGGTGCTTAACGAAGAGTGGCTCTGCGGTGTTTACGAAGCGTCGATTGACGGTCAAACTAATCTGCGCTCTCTGTCGGGTGTCGCAGTCAAGGTCGGCAACGGCACGTCTCGCACTAACACGAATTGGTCTTATGATGAGAACGGCAGACCGACGAACACACCGTCAACGACTATCAACTACACTTGCAAGGACTTTATGAACTTGGCGATGCGTCGTGGCGCAGGCTATCAGCTCATCGACTATGAAATGAGCAAATTTGTCGCTATCTTGTTCTACTGTTACACCGGCTCTCGTGATGCACAAGACTTGTGCGGCTTCGGGCAAGGTGCAGGCGGCAACACCGGCAGCAAAGACAGTCTCGGCAACGCTAACAGTGTGCGTGGCAACTCTAACAACGGCAACAAGGTTCTCGGTTTCGAGAACTTCATGGGCTGCACTTACGAGTGGATGGACAATGTTGCGATGAACGTGTCATCGTATCGTGACTTCTTACTTGCTCATTGCGAGCAAGGGTCATACCCAACTGACAACAGTTATCACATTTACGACCCATTGACGCAGACAGAGCGTGTTGTCAAGAGCATACAGATGAATGCAGAGATTGCTCGTGTTCGTCATGGCCGCTACTGTGACATCATTGCAAGCAAAGCGTATAGTGACAGCAATTATGCTACTTACTACGCTGACAGTGCATATCATGTCGGTTCAAGTGGTCGTGTGGTCGGTCGTGCCGTCAACTACTCGAATGCGTTCGGCGGTCTCGCCTATGCGAATGCGTACAGCGCATCGTCGAGCTCGAACGGCAACTACGGCTCTCGGCTCGCCTTCAGAGGCGTTATCTCGTTGAGCGACCCGACAAGCGAATAAAGCGTGAAAGCGCAGAGCGAGGGCGACGATTTTTCGTCGCCGCTCGCTCTCGTTAACACGAAAAGCGTAAAACGGTAGAGTGTCTCAAAGGTCGTGTGGTCGGTCGTGCCAACAACAACTCGAATGCGAACGGCGGTCTCGCCTATGCGAATGCGAACAACGCATCGTCGAACTCGAACGGCAACAACGGCTCTCGGCTCGCAAACAGTCAAAGCATCACAAATCGTCTCTACGGCACAGCGCACGAGATGCGCACAGCAGAGGGCGAGAGACACGAGCCGCAGTAACAGCGAAACATTCAAATGTTGACAAAACTTGAATGTTTTGGAAAACTGAAAAATCACGAACACGCAGAGAGATTGGTAGGTTAACTCTCGAACATCTCGGCTGCGAGGAACTGAAGGCATAATAACAATGAAACGCATCGGCTACGTCATAGAAGAAATCATTGAGCAGAGCAACCTCGACAACTCTTTCGATACTGTGCTGCGTGGTAATCACCGCAAGCGATTGAGAGAGGGCAAGTGGCTACTCGCACATCGTCGAGAGTTTCTTGACAAGCTGCGAGAGCGCATCATAGCGGCTGACTTGTCGAAGTATATGCGCTTTCACCCGAAGCTTGTGTATGAGGGCGCAAAGTGGCGCAACATACAAGTATTCCCGATGTCGGCTCGCATTGCTATCAATGCCGTGATGTCGGTCGTTGACCGTCATCTGAAACAACGCTTCATTCGTACTACCGGCGCATCAATCAAAGGTCGTGGTCTGCACGACTTGAAGCACTACATCGAGCGAGACATAGCTAACGACCCAATCGGCACACGCTATGTCTATAAGTTCGACATTCGCAAGTTCTACGAGAGTGTCAAGCAAGATTACATCAAGTATTGTGTGCGACGTGTGTTCAAAGACAAACGACTAATCAAGCTGCTTGATGACTTCGTGTCGCTGCTCGACAGCGGCATATCAATGGGAATGCGCTCTTCGCAAGGTCTCGGAAATCTGTTGCTCTCAACGTATCTTGACCACTACTTGAAAGACCGCTTCGCAGTGCGCTACTACTATCGCTATTGCGATGACGGTGTTATTCTCGCAGATGATAAGCGCACGCTGTGGCGCATTCGTGACATCGTGCATGAGTGCGCAGCACGCTGCGAGTTGCACGTCAAAGATAGCGAGAGCGTGTTCCCGATTGAGCAGGGCATTGACTTTCTCGGTTTTGTCATCACACCGACACACTCACGACTGCGCAAGCGTGTCAAGAAAGCATTCGCACGCAAGCTGAAGCGAGTGAAGTCACGCAAGCGCAGAGTTGAAATCATAGGCTCGTTCTATGGACTTGCGAAACATGGCAACTGCCGTAATTTAATGAAGACATTACTAACAAGAAAAGAAATGAACAAGTTTAGCGAACTCGGTGTAACTTACACACCGCCTGACGGAAAGAAACGATTTCTCGGTAAAACTGTGCGGCTCGGCTCAATCGTCAACAGTCTTATCGAGATATATGACTACGAGCGAGACATCAAGACTGCGCACGGTACAGACCGCTACGTTGTTCAGTTTCGCTACCCGGACACTCACGAGTACGGCAAATTCTTTACAGCAAGTGAAGAAATGAAGTCGATACTTGACCAAATAGCAGAGAAAGGCGCATTTCCTTTCGAGACAATCATCAGAAGCGAGTGCTTTGACGGTAACAAATATAAATACATCTTCACATGATTACATCAGACTTTTTCAAGGTTTACGGCGCAGAGAGCCGTGAAGACGCTCTCATCAAGCTGCGCAGCAACAAGTATCTTATCGTGTTTGGCTTCTTCACTGACAGTGACGGCTCGTATCGTTGGCGCAAGCAGTACGACCACAAGCCGACGCTCGCAGAGATGAAGAACGACATCAACACTCTCATCAATGCGATGACAGACGAAACTATCTTGACCGGCTTCGAGTGGAACAACAAGCCGGTGTGGCTCTCGCAAGAGAACCAAATCAACTTCAAAGCCGCTTACGATTTGGCGGTGCAGACCGACGGCGAAATCTTGCCTATCAAGTTTAAGCTCGGCGAAGACAGCGACGGCAACCCGGTCTATCACACGTTCACGTCGCTCAACGCTTTCACTGACTTCTACACGAAAGCTGTCGCATTCATCACGACTGCGCTCAATGCAGGGTGGCAGCAGAAAGATAGTGTCGATTACTCTGTTTTCAACTGCGATGAGTAACGGCTGTGGGTGCGAGCGTGGCTTGCTGCGGTATATCAAGCCGCCATACGCAAAGCGATATTATGTGCCGTGCGTGATACACGATGACGCTTACGAGCGTGGCGGTGATGAGAGCGCACGCAAAGAAGCAGACATCACTCTGTTTCACAATATGCAACGTGTGTCACGCTCGCACTCTCGTATGCCGTTAACGCTCGTATGGCTCACGCTCATTGCGCTGCTCTATTATGCGAGTGTCAGATTATTTGGTCGTTTTTATTTCACATATCACGAATGATTACACTACATTTTAATTCTACAACACTTGACGTGCAAGAGAATGACAGCTCGTATCTCTATCGCTCGCTGCAAAACAAACCGCAGCTCGTGCTGAAGTTCTCGCTCACGAGCTACGTTGACATTCCCGTCGGCACAACGTGCAGCTACAAGGGTGTGCAATATACGCTGTGGACTGCGCCCACAATCAAAAAGCAAGGCACTCGCAATATTGAGTACACAATGACGCTATGCACAGACCAAGAGCTGCTATCGCACTACAAGCTGCGCAACACTGTTGACCGTCGCTTGAAGTGGTCGATGTGCGCAAAGCCTGCTGAGTTTGCAAAAGTCATCGTCGACAACATGAACGCTCGTGCCGGGTCATCGCTGTGGAGTGTCGGCACTTGTCTCGAAAGCACAGAGAAAACAATCGAGTTCAATCACACTACGATAGCCGAAGCGGTGTCGCAAGTCGCTACAACTTTCGAGACTGAATGGGAGATTGACAACTATAAACTCTCGTTCAAGAAAGTTGAGTACAACAAAGACAACCCGATTGAGTTGTCTTACGGCAAAGGTAACGGCTTCGTTCCGGGTGTCGGTCGTGCAGCGGTCAATGACAAGCCGCCGATTGACATTCTGTTCGTCGAGGGCGGTGACCGCAACATCGACCGCTCGAAATACGGCGCCAAAACGCTCTTGCTGCCCAAGTCACAGACTTTGCAATATGACGGCGAACACTTCGAGAGTGATGCAGATTTCGACAGCACGAAAGCAAAGACGTATGTCACAGATGCAGACGGTTATAGCGTGCATCGTGTCGGCAACACTCGCACGACGCAGTACGAGGAAAGTCTCGACTGCTCAGAAATTTACCCGTCGCGCATTGGCAGTGTGACTAAAGTCGAAGTTGTCAACGAAAGTAAGAATTTCTACGACATCATCGACAGCTCTATACCTGCATCGCTCAATTACAATAATTACATCATCGGCGATGATAGATTGACGCTTATATTTCAGAGCGGTATGCTTGCTGGGCGCGAATTTGAGATACAGTACAAGCACAGCGAGCGACGCTTTCGTCTCGTGCCTGACACATTCGACGATGTGGTTATGCCTGGTGGAGTGTTCTTGCCTGCTGTTGGCGACAAGTACGCAATCTTCGGCTGTATGCTGCCCGATGAGTACATCTGCGACAACGATAGCAAGACCGGCGCATCGTGGGACATGATGCGTGAAGCGGTGCGCTATCTCTACGAACACGAAGACCAAGAGTTCACGTTCACCGGCACGCTGCAAGCGAAATGGGCGAGAGATAATTGGCTCGCAATCGGCGGTCGGCTCAAAGTCGGCGGTTACGTTCTGTTTAGCGACACGCAGTTTGCGCCCGACGGTGTGCTTATACGCATCACCGGCATCAAAGAGTTCTTGACTTCGCCGTACTCAATCACGCTCGAAATCTCTAACTCAACGCAGGGCGGTGGCTTCAGCTCTACGATGCGCAATCTTGAAGGTCTCGAAGTAGTGATTGACGATACGAAGCAACAGCTTGTGCAGTACACAAAGCGCAGATTTCGAGACGCACAAGAAACGATGTCGATGCTCGAAAACTCGCTGCTTGATTATGCTAACAGCATCAACCCAATCACTGTGCAAACGATGACTGCGCTTATCGGTGACGAAAGTCTGCAATTTCGCTTCATAAGGTCTCGAGACAATGCAACAGTCGTTGACAACGTGGTTAACTATGATGCGTCGATACGTGTGCTAAATTGCGCAGCATCGTACTTGCAGCATATGACACTCGGCATCAACATGTCATCGAGGCACGCGCTCTCGGAGTACAAGATATGGAAGATGCAGTCGTATATATCACCGCCACTCGACGATGCGGGACAAGCATATTACCTGTATGCTAAAGTCGCGCGTGAAGACACAACCGCTGTCGGCAATTTTGTGCTATCAACAACTGCAATCAAGATGACAGCAGTTGACGGCTACTATCACTTACTTGTTGGTGTCTTGAACAGTGAGTATGACAATACACGCTCGTTTGTGCCGCTTTATGGCTTCACAGAGATATTGCCGGGTCGTGTCACGACAGACCGCATCGTGTCGCAAGACGGCAAAACATACTTCGATTTGGCAAAGGGCGAAATCGGCGGCATCATCAAGTTCCTTAATAATGGTACGTATGACACGCTCATCGATGGTGGCTATATCAAGACTAATCTCATCAATGCACAGCAGCTGCAAGTGGCTCGCGTGCTTGCAGGCGATGAAGACGGCAAGCGCATAGTTATCAGCCCCGACGACAAGGCTGTGTACATATATGATGAGAATAATCAGCTCGTCACTGTTTTTGAAGGCAATGAGTACAAGAGCATCAATGAGCTCTTTGGTAACACAACTGGGTCGGCTGCAATTACTAATGCATCAGATAGTGTTGACTTGGATAACACAGAAGAACATCGCAGCAATATTTTGCAAGGCAACAAAGTCATCAGCAATGTATTCTTTACAGACACTCCTGCTGTAATTGCGTTTACAGGGTCTCTGCACACTAACGTTGTAAGTGATGCAAATGCAAAAAATGCAGGCTTTGCATCAGCCTACTTGCGTCTGTATGTTGAGACGTATGATGATAAAAATCTCACTAAACGCACGCAGAAAGTTCTGACAGCTAACAGTGGCTGTTGGATAGCAGGCAATGACAGCGAAGTCGAGACAGCATCTGATGATATGTCTCTAACTAATAAGTCGGCGAAAGTGATAGCCGGGTATCATCGAATTGTCGTTGAATGGGAGTTGCAGGTCAGCAACTTCGAGACAAACAATCAGACTGATGAAGCTCATGCTAATTGGTCTAACATCACAGCAGAATATAAGACGAATTTCTATATATCGCGTTTTTTCGCAAACGGCTTTGTCATAGGCTCACGTCGTGACAACTATGTGCTTGCGCTCAACGATAGCACTAACGGGATATGCTTCAGTGTCAACAACGGCGGTCGTGAGTTCGAAGTCGGCTCTAACGGCATACGATATAAGACATCTAATTCATCTCAATGGCATAATTTAGCGTGATGTGCAAAAAACGATTATAATATAGTTCTTGTTAAGAACTAAAAATGTTTATCTTTGTCAAAAAGGAATTACTATGTACGATGCATCTTATGTCTGTAAAGTTGTGTGGCTGGCAATAGGCGGCGCAGTCGGTTGGCTTGTAGATGAATTTAACCCTACTTTTCCGCTTATTAGTGTGATGATAGCGTTTGTTGTGTACGATGCAGTGACAGCATTTCAACTCGACAAGAGAGTGCGATTGGCGCACCCGACACAAGTCAAAGAGCGAAAGAGCAAATTCCGCTCATACTTATTTGGCAAGGTGGTGCGCAGCACTATCCCCAAGAGGCTTGCACTCATTCTGCTCGCTTATCTTTGTCAGAAATATGTTTGCGTACACGTCAACATGCCATTGCCGTACATCGTCACAGGTGTTATCTGCTTTGAACAAGCATGGAGTATTCTTGAAAACGAGAGTTCATGTCGTTCTAAAAGCGATGGTCGTTTATATCAAATGCTTCAACGCATCATGATTGACAAAACAGAACGTCACTTCGATATAGAGCTTGATGATTTCAAAACAGAAAAAGACAATACAAAGTAATTTCAAATGCTTTTCATATGAAAATCTTAATCGACAACGGGCACGGAGCTAACACGTCGGGTAAATGCTCTCCCGACAAAACATTCTTTGAGTGGAAATTCAGCAGAGATATAGCAGAGAAACTCGTTGAAGCGTTGCGAGAGCGTGGTTACGATGCAGAGCGCATCGTGACAGAAGACTATGATGTCTCGCTATCAACTCGCTGCAAACGTGTGAATGACATTTGCCGTAAATTTAAGAACGTCATACTTGTAAGCATACACAGCAACGCAGCTGGGCACCAAGATGCTTGGTACAACGCGCGTGGTTTTTCTGCACACGTTGCCATGAATGCATCAGACAACAGCAAACGACTTGCGGCATGTCTGTGGGACAAAGCAATTGAAGTCGGTCTTCGCGGCAATCGTTCGGTGCCACGTTGTAAATATATTGTTCAAAACCTCGCCATGTGTCGTGACACGCTTTGCCCGGCCGTGTTGACAGAAAATCTTTTTTATGACAACAAAGAAGACCTTGCTATATTAAAAAGTGAGGAAGGCAAACGCAAAATCGTTAAGCTGCATGTCGAAGGCATCATCAATTATCTTAACTCACTCAAAAAATGAACGCACATGACATGAACGATGAAGAGCGCGAAGCTGTTGCAATACTCGGTGGAGGTTGTTTCACAATTAGTGTCGTATTGCTGCTGCTTGCAGTCGTATTGTTGCTGTCTGCATGTCGCTCGCAACGAGACATTGTGCATGATGTGACGTATGTCGAGACGCACGACAGCATCAGCTATATACACGACACACTCTATTTCGATGTGCCGGCACAATCGGCAGAAGTCGTAACTCGTGACAGTGTATCTAAGCTCGAAAACGACTTTGCAGTGAGCATCGTGTCGCTCAACAAAGACGGGTCGCTGTCACACAAGCTCAATGCGAAGCCGCAGAGTGTGCCGGTGCCGTATGAGAGGCAGGTGCAGACGAAGACGCAAGTCATATACAAAGACAAGCGCATCGAAGTGCCGGTGCCGGTAGAAAAGAAACTGACAGCGTGGGAGCAGTTCAAGCTGCGCTCATTTTGGGCGTTTCTCTCGCTCTCGGCGGTCGCAGTGTGCATCATCTTTCGCAAACCATTGTGCACTTTAATACGCAGATTTATATAG